AGGCCCACAGGCTGGCTCACAAACTCCGCGACCCGAAATTTTACACCGCGCGAACGAAGCGCGCGGTTAACAGCGGAGGTGCGCTGTGAGCAATTCCCAGTGGAACGAGGACCAGTCGGTTGGCGAGCGCGCGTTGCGCGAGTACAAGCGCCGCGCCGATCTTGACTCGCGACTGGGCGACGCGCTGCGCGCTAGCGGCATCAACGCGGCCGACGCGCTAGCGGTGCAGGCGCTCTACGCGACAGCCGGGCAGTCGGGCTCACACCGGATCGTCTCGGCCCTGCGAGCCATCGAGGCATGGCTCAGAGAGGGAGGCGCGCTGTGAGCGACACCAAGATGACCGCCGAAGAGTCATGCAGGCAGGTGCTCAAGAGCATCGCCGATGCCTGCGATCAAGAGTCGCTTGCGCGGGCTGGCGGCTACCTCTTTCGCTACGTGCAGGAAGAGACCGTACTGCGCGACTGCGGCCAGCGCGGGGTGTGCCGGACGCCGCCTGGATGCGCGCGTCACTGGGAGGAGCGGAACCGCGAGCTGGTGCGCGAGAACGCGACTCTCCGCTCCAACAGCGACCACCTCAGCTCCGAGAACGCCTCGCTGGCCAGTCAGGTCGATTCGATGGCGATGCGCATCGAGAGTCTCGCCGAGGAGCTGGCGAAGCCCGAGGACGTGAGGCTGCGCGAGGTGCTCGACGCACTGGACGGGCGGTTTCCGATCTTTGACTCGGTTGCATCGCGCGTCAGCGCGACACTTGATGAAGCAGAGGAGTTCATCGGTCGTGCTGGCGAGGCAGAGCGAATGGTGGAAGCCGCGCGCCGCCGCCTGGCATGTGTCGCCGACGACATGACCGAGCACGCATACCAAGAGCTGGCGTCGGCTCTTGAGTCGCCCCCTCGTATCGCAGGCAAGACCGCAGGCTTTGACCAGCCTGGGCGTGAGTACACGGCGGGTGATGCTCTCGGGCTGAGGAGGGACCGATGACACTGTCGCGCACCGAAGAAATTAGGCAGGTGGCCTCTGAATGGGAGTTCGACAAGCGCATCCACGCACCCCGCGCCGCCAGACTGCTCAAGGAGCTGTTGCGTCGAGTTGACGAGCTAGAGCGCGGGATTGGTCAAATGCGGCTGATTGCCGGCCTCCCGCTCCCGCCTGATGTGGCCGCGAAGGTGGCCGAAGCCGACCGCCTCCGCAAGCTGTTCGACGACGCCGGAGAGGGTCAATACAACGTACTGAATCTTGTCGAGAGCTACCAGCGCAACTCGATGGAGGCGGACGAGCGCCTCCGTGTGGTTCGCAGGCTGCTCGAAGAAAACGGGTGCGATTGCCCGTGCGACCACCACGCGGACGAGCGCGGGCCCGACTGCGAAGTGTGCCTCGCGTGTCGCATCGGAGAGGCGGTCGGGAAGTGAGTTCGTGCAGAGCAACGAATGCGAACCGAGGCGGAGGTGCGCGCTCTCTTGTATTCTATCCGACGTGCGTTGATGCCGAGCGCAGCCGCTGCGGAGGTCGCATGACGCGCACCACGGAGTCGAACAGTCACGACACTTCAACCGAAACGAAAGGAAAATAGCCATGCAAGAGCAGAAGCCCACCGTGGGCCGCATCGTTCACTACCAGGCCTACGGCACGCCCGGAGGCGAGTTCAAGAGCGTGCCCCGCGCCGCGATCGTCACCGACGTTCACGCCGACAACGAGGTCACGGTCTGCGTCCTCAACCCGTCCGGCATCTTCTTCAACAAGGTCAAGTTCAGCGCCGAGCCCACCGCCGGCTGCTGGAACTGGCCGCCGAGGTCGTAATGGATCCGCGCACCGGCCAGATCATCGAGGTCGAGAACGACGAGGAAGCCCGCAAGCGCGGCCTGATTCCGATCCCCGATAACGAGGTCGGGTCGGTGCGCGCCATGAATCGCAAACAGCGACGCGCATGGGCGGCTCAGCAACGGCGCCGGTCCGCGGTGCTGCCCAGTCCAGCGAAGGGGTCGCCGTGAGCTACTACGTCATCAAGGGTCCGGACGGCTCTGACCAGTACCTCTCGGTGATCGCCGGCTTCGCGCAGCCGCAGTGGCGGCGTCAGCGCAACTCCGCACGTTGCTTCCCGGATGCAATCTCGGCCCGCGCCTGGCTCGCGAATGTCCGCAAGGTGTGGCCCGACACCCCGTACACGGGCCGTGTCGTGAGGGTCAATACCTCTGCCGATCTGCGTGCGGAGCGTCTCCGCCTACGCCAGCAAGCGAGCCACATCCGTGTCCTCGTCCTCGACGAGGTGGAGCATGCGATCATGAACGGGCCCATCATCCGTGGCGGAACCGCGGCTCGCACGCTGAACGACGTACTCGCTGCCGTCCGTGACCTGCGCGTCAAACCGATGCGTTCGGCGCTCTACAGAATCGAACGCGAAGTGCGGGAGCGCACCACGCCTTCCGTGAGCGACGCGAAGGGAGGATCGACGTGAACAAGGCCGCGCGGGTGCCCAAACGAATCTGGCTGACAGCCAACAATCTGGATGCCGCTCTCCAGCCGGGGGAGTGCGACTCCTGCGCGCACCTGACCGCCAGATCGGCGCGAGAAGAGGCCGAGCGAATGACGCGGGACGGATACCCGAGCCACGTCGTTGGCCCCTATGTGCTCGCTCCGAACGGAGGTCGCCGTGACCGATAGCCCTCGCTCTAGCAATGACCAGTGCGTCGTCCAATGCTCGTGGATCGACGCCTGTACTGGCCGGCGTTGCGTGTTGCATCAGGGGCACGCAGCCACCGGCGTTCAAGGCGGTCACGACGTCTACGGTCTGGACACAAGCGATCTCACGCCCGAGCAGGAGATCGACCGCCTCGTCGCGGCGAGGACCGGACCCGGGCGTCCGATGGTGCAGCGCCCGAACGAGGCGCCGACCAGGCCATCTTGCGCGAGTTGCGCCGGACCGGCGCCCGGGAAGTATTGCACCTCTTGCGTCATGTCCGGCCGCGCGAGTGCACACGACCGCCAGGAATTGACCGACGAGATCGAGCGCTTGAGAGTGGTCATCAAGACCGGCGGTGCGATGTATCGCGCCGAACGACTCGCTCTTGAATGTGGGATGGGCGGCATGCCACCCGACGAGCCGCGGACGCAAGAGGCGACGCTATGCAGCCCGACGGACGAGTACGAGAAGCGCGCCGCCATGTGGCTCGATCGGATGACGACCACGAAGCGTCACGATAATGTCAACTACGAGACACTTGGTGCGCTACTCGCTGAGGTGGTGGCAGAGCATCGCCCGGACAATCCGCAGCGTGATGCCAAGATGCCGGGCCTCGACCCCGAACACTGCGCTACGTGCCGTGCATTCGTTGAACGGAACGCACCACCGAAGCCACCCGTTGAGGTGAAGAACGAGCTTTGGGACGCAGCAATCCTGAAGGTTCGGCAGCTCGAGGCCGAGATCAAGAAGTCCGGTGCAAGCGACCGCGAGAAGAGCAACATGCTCCACACGCACTCGAAGCTCTGGATGTTCGCCACGGATGCGTGGGAGCAAGAGGTCATCCGGCCGGCCCAGAAGCGCGCACCTCGCGTGGACTATCCGACGGTCACTGAGCTGTTGGACGTCCTTCGCCGGATCGCGAAGTACAGCACCGACCCGCTCGTCGCCGCTGACGCCGCCACGGCTGTTCGTCAGGTCGAGAGTCGCTCTGATTCAGCGAAGGGCGGTGGCGAGTGACGGTGCAAGAGACGGTGCTCCTGGACCGCGTGACCGGTGAGCGTCGCGGCACTCTGCGCATCCACTACGGTGAGCCCGCATCGCGGCTCGAAGAACCGCCGATCGACGTCGACGAGGCGAGGGCCAAGTGGTGCTTCTCGACGTCGTATGGTGTGACGTGCGCCTTCGGCGCCGGGCACGCTGGACCCCATTCGTACGCCGATGCACCGTGCTCTTCGCCTGCGCCGACCAAGGGGGAGCCGTGAGCGAAGCCAAGATCACCATCGGTCGGACCGAGACAGGCGACGTTCGGGTCGTAATGATCACCGAAGAGGCAACCACCAGCCTCGTCCTCAACGCGCATGGCGCGAAGTGGATGGCGACGGAACTTCTTCGCGCCGCAGGCGTGGACGTTCGAGAGGCGGTGAAGCTGCAGGAGATACCGGCGCCGCGCTCCGGCCGAAGAAAGCGAGCGACGTAGCGCTTGCACAAGTCCAGAGCGCCAAGTAAGCAAAGAGGCCAGGCTGAGACTGAAGACCGCGGCTGCTACCCGCGCTCCAAAGTCGAAAGCTCTGGCGAGGACCCGGGAGTGAATTACAATGTGTCTGTTCAGCCCCAGAAACGAGCACGTGCCGGACGGCCGGCGTGCGCATGCGATAGCTACAACGGCACCTCACTCCCCCGTCTCGTGCGATCTGCACCCGACGCCGCCGCCCGGTAGCAACCGTCACATGCTCGTTTCTGGGGCTGAGCCGTGAGCCCCCCGGTCTCCTCCCGCGTCACGGGTGTAGAGCTGAGCGTTGCTGGGCACGCGGTGGTTGAAGAGGCGCTCCTTGTAAAGCGCCTCGGCTACAGCGCGTGGCACACGTGGCAGGTGCTTGCGCGCAAGCGTGACCGAAAGGGCATCACGCACATCACGACGCTCGGCATCACTGCGTGTCGTGGCTTCACGCCCATCGCAGAGCACAAAGTGCGACTCGCGCTCCGCGTGCTCGTCCGCGTGGGTATGGTCGAGAACCTCGGCTGGCGGTGGGTGCGCGTCCCCGTGCCAGGTGGACGAAAGTCGCTGCGCGTGTTCGTGAGGTGCGTGCACGGTGCGCGCCTGCTGACGACGGAAAAGGGCAAGCTCGAGGTCATCGTGCCTCGGGAGGTCAAGGAGTGGCTCATGAACAGCACGAGAGGCGGCAAGCGCAAGGGCGCAGGTAGGCCCAAAAAGATCCGCGCTGTGGAGCGCCTCGCAGAGGTGATCCGGCTCGCCGACTACCGCCCCGCAGAGGCCCAGGTCGAAGCTTCTAGCAGCGCGGGTTTGAATACGGAAAGGATCGCGAGTTTTGGAAATCAAACCCGCGCTGCTAGAAATCAAACCCGCGCTGCTAGAACCGAAATCAAACCCGCGCTGGCTATTAGTATTACTACTAAGCGCACTGTACGCAGTGCATCACTTGGACGGGATTCTTCTAAAGAAGAAACGCGCCGCTCCGCGGGCGGTGAAGGTTTCTCTTCTTCTCTCGAGACGGAAGTGGATGGGGTCGGATCAATGCTCTCGGGCACGATCAATAAGAACCCCATCATGCTCAACAGCGTGCTCGCCAACGTTCCACCCTATCCAGGTAGGTCGATCGTGGCGGCAGCCGACGTCCCACCTCCGCAGAAGATCACTCCCGACCTCGACGATGCGAACCGAGTGAAGCTCCTCGCAGCGTTCTATCGCGGTGCAGTGGAGAAACAGTACGGCAAGCGCCTCCACGCGTTGAAGAACATCTCGCCGCGCGCTCCTTCGTGGGGCGTTCTCGTGAAGGCGGCGAAGTTGCTCGAGGACTACGACATCCCTCCTGCGGCATGGTGCATGTGGATTGTGCGCAGGTGGTACAGCATCAAGACGCACACCAACGGCTGGAAGGAAGGCATGCCCGTCCCCCTGCCCCCGGTCAACTTCGTCTTCTCGACCTCGCAGATCGAGAAGCGTTGCGCGGACCCCGAAGATCGGTACGTGGTGCTCGACAGCGCGCAAGGTGGGCGCGTAGTGTTCGGCAAGACACACAAGCTTCTGCTCAAGCGGTACACGAACATGCGAGCAGAGCTGAACCGCGGTGCAGATCGCGCGGCGACGGTGAAGAAGTTCTTCCCCGGCACGGCCTTCGAAGAGATGGTGGATGCAGCACGCGGTGAGTCTATGGAGCTGAGATCGCGTATGGAGAGTGACATGAAGCTCGGGAGGATGATCTGGTGACCACACAAGCTCAGCTAGCGCGTGACACGCTCCGCCGGCTCTTGCCGCATTGCGCCTTCTGCGAGAAGCCGATCAATGGTGGGGTGGCGTACACGATCCACCGCGACGGTTTTGGCATCGGCCCCGAGGTCGACCTCTGCAAGGCGTGCGGTAGCAAGGAGCGCCCGACCGAGGACGAGATCTGGGCCAAGATCGGCAAGTGCGAGTTCTGCCTTTCGTGTGCCGAGATCATTACCGCTGAGGAGCGCGCACGTGGTTACGTCGTCGGCTCCTATCACGCGAGGTGCTTGAACGCATGATCCCTACCAAGCAAGACCCGTATCAGTTCGGTAGCGAGTTCGAGCGCGCCATCGTTGCGCTCGCCTGCACCAACCCGCGCTTCTTTGGCCGCGTGGGTATGGACGTAGACCCAGAGCTGTTGAAGAACGAAGCAGCGAAGATCGCGCTGCGCGCATGCCGTGCTATCAACAACGACCTCGGTCACGGACCCGATAAAGCGCTCTTCGTGATTCAGCGACTGCGCCGGTGGATGGATGACGGCAAGGTCACCATCGAGCAGATCAAGAAGGTCGCGGACCTCATCGACTCGGCCGAGGACGCGGGCATGCCCGACCCCGAGGCCGTCATCGTTGAGCTGGCGCCCATCCTGCAGCAACGTCTTCGCGACCAGGCCGTCAAGTCGGCGATCCATTCGTTCGGCCAAAGCGGCGATCTCCGCAAGACAATCGAGCTGGAGGAGAAGGCGCAGCGTGTGGGGCAGGTCGACACGTCGGTCGGCACGATGCTGGGCAACGAGAGCTGGACCGAGGTCGCCTCTCTGAAAGACCTCGAGCGCCTGCGTCTCGGCATCACGGAGTTAGACAGCGAGCTGGACGGTGGGCTGCAGCGCGGCGGGCTTGGCATCTTGCTTGGTGCTTCCAACGACGGCAAGAGCATGGGCCTCAGCCACATCGCGAGCGTGAACGTCCTCGACGGCCTCTTTGTCGGGTATGCAACGCTCGAGTTACCGCGCCCCATTGTCCTTGCGCGCATCAAGGCAGCGATGACCAACACACCCATCAACGCGCTCCTGCAGGGCGATATGGTGCAGGCGCGCAAGCTGCTCAGCGGCATGTCCGTGGGCAAGCTCTGCGTGCAGGACTTCACTCCGTACGCCACCTCGATCGAGGACCTGAAGGAGTGGGTCTCGCGCGCGGAGGACCTCGTGAAGCACGAGATGGATCTCCTCGTGATCGACTACGGTGATAAGGTGGGCGTTCGGAAGAAGGGCAAGGACTCCGAGTCTGGCTACACCGAAGCGCGCGTGGTGTTTGAGGGCATGCGCATCTGGGCTCATGACCGAAAGAAGTTCTGCTGGACCGCGTCGCAGGCGACACGGCAGAAGGACAAGCGCAAGCTCCTCGACCTGAACGACACGGCGGACTCGATGCACAAGGTGCGCGTTGCCGACCTCGTCGTCACGCTCAACGTGAGCGACACCGATGGGCAGCAGATGATCCAGCTCTATGTTGCCAAGCACCGCACGGGCAAGAGCAAGTTTGCTATCGGGCCTTACCCGACCGCTTATGATGTCGGCCAGCTGGTGAGCGTATGAGCCTGTTCCGTCTCGTTGCACGTGTCTCCGAGAACGTTGCGAGGATCTCTTACGAGACGCCGCGCTCTGTCTCGACTTGGTACGTTGGGATGCTGACGAGCGAATGGCCGTGTGCTCGCTGCGGTGGCGAGATCAAACGGCACACCCACGCGTTCTGCCCGCCACCGTCGAAGCGAAAGCTGCGCCCCTTTCGCTTCCATCTCGGGTGTGTGGACAAGCTCGGCCCGACCAAGATCACGTACTATCTTCGCGGGACCGTGGAACGTTGCGTAGGTCCACGGCGCGGCTTCGTGCACCTCCCGGGTTACTCGACGCAAGGCCCCACCGGCGCACGGTACCCGTGGATGACCCGCGCGGAGTGCATTCGGGACGCGAAGGCGCAGGGCGCGACCGCGCGCTTCGAGAAGCAGGCGCCGCCATGGTGAGGGCAGAGGAGCAGGCCGTCCTCGACGCGATCTCTGGGAAGAGTTCGCATGGGCGCGTGAAGCTGCGCGCCAACTGCCCGTTCTGTATTACGGTCGTCGGCAAAGAAGATCGTAAGCAGTGCCTCGAGCTGAACCTGCTCTCGGGTTGGTGGAAGTGCTACCGGTGCGACCATCACGGGCACCTCGACGAGGTCCCTTACGACACGAGCACGCTTGCCGCGCAACACGCCGCACCTTCACCGGCGGTCGTCGAGGCACCGTTGCCGGAAGGCTTCTGCGGCTTGTGGGAACCGGAACACCAGAAGTCGCTGGTGCTTGCGCCGGCGCGCGCCATGCTCAAGTCTCGCGTGGGCGTTACGAAGGAGATCGTGAAGGCAGCGCAGATTGGCGCGGTGTTCAAGAACTTCATCAAGAACGTGGACAGCGAGGGGACGAGACTAGATCCGCCCTGGCGGTACAATCCGTTCCACGAGCGCGTGGTCGTGCCCCTCTTCAAGAACGGCGTGCGCGTCGGCTTCGTCGGCAGGTCGTGGCAGAAGAACCCGCAACGGAAGTACCTCTACAGCGAGGGCTTCAAGCGCTCGGCCGTGATGTACAATGAGGAGGCGCTCTACGTGCCGACCGACATCCCCGTCGTGGCCGTCGAGGGCGTGTTCGACACCTACCCCTTCTGGCGTAAGGGGCAGCCGCTCTCCGACGGCGTCGCGATGCTGGGCAAGACGAGCCCCGAGCAGTTCGAGATGCTGCTGAAGGCACGCCGCCCGATCATTATCGCGTGGGATGGGGACGCGCACCGTGATGGTGAAGGTCTCGCTATGCAGTTGCAGATGTATGGTAAGGTGGCGATCTCTGCACGGCTCCCACCGGGGCGTGACCCCGATGAAGAGGCGAAGGCGATCATCCAGCTACAGCGCACTTTCGCGCAGCTGGTCAGCGAGAACGAAGTCATTGCCACCGATACCGTGTGGCGTTTGAAAGGAGGATCATTCCATGCGTGACGGAGACCCGACTCACACCATTGCCAATGCGAGGTGTATCAAGAAGACCGACAAGGCCATCCTTGTCGACATCGAGGGCACCGAGATGTGGTTCCCAAGCTCGCACGTCTCTGCAGACAGCGAAGTTTTTGACGACGAAGAGAACGCCGAAGGCAAGCTCGTCGTCAGCGAGTGGATTGCAAAAGAACGCGGGCTCATCTAAGCCCGCTAGTCACGTTCGATTCGCACAAGCTCTATCAGTCACCTTAGGGCGTAACCAACAAAGGACCGCACGATCATGAGTATCGCTCTCACGTTCAACAACCTCACCGCCGAACAGGCGCTCAGCCTCGTTCAGCATTCTCAGAAGCTCGCCATCGCAAGCGTGGGCTCCGCGCCGTCGACCAGCCTCGGCCAGGGGCTGGTGCAGCACGCGAAGGCGCAGCAGACGCAGCCGGCGGCTGCTGACGCTGCTCGCGCTGCCAAGCCCACAGCTACACCGCCCCCGGCCAAGAAGAAGGCCGCTGCTCCTCCCCCAGAGGAAGAGGAGGAAGAGGAGGTCGAAGAGGAGGAAGAAGCTCCGCCGGCGAAGAAGACCTCCGCCAAGAAGCCGCCCCCGCCAGCCGAAGAGGAAGAGGAGGAAGAGGAGGAAGAGGAAGCAGACGAGATCGACGAGTCGCAGATCGACCCGAAGATCTTGAAGAAGCTGAAGGAAGCGAAGAAGCTGAAGGACGTTCTTCAGGTCCTCGTGGACGAAGGCATCACGGAGGCGGACGACCTGAAGCGTGAGGCGCACCGCCTCAAGAGCATCGTCCCGGTCCTCGGCCGGATCGAGAACATCGATGAGCGCGTCGAGCGCACCATCGAGATCATGGACATGGGCAGCTCGGACTAAGCCATGCCCACAGACGAGGAGCGCGTGCAGGCCTTTATGGCAAAGTGGTCGACATCGGTGCTCGATGAGCACTCGATGCGTACGGACCTGCACGCGCTCCTTCGTGAAGTTCGCGAAGAGGAAAGCGGAGCAGAGCTGCCGACGACCACCGGCGTCACTGCGATCATCGCCAGGGCCGAGCCGCGCATCTACGAGCTGTTCGCGCGCCTCGCCCCCGCCGGTACAACGCCTCCTGAGCACGTCTTGGCCGAAGCCAAGCGCCAGGTCGGCGTGATCTTGAAAGACACACTAGTCGAGTCGGGCATGAGTGAAGCGGGTGCATCATCCCTCGCCGCCGTGCTCCTCGCATTCACAAGCGTTAGCAAGAAGAGGTAGCCATGGCGATCGAGGGCATGACGGGTCTGAACATCGTGCTGGACGGCGACGGGGCGTGGCCCGACTTGCAAGGCAAGGTCGGTACAGACGCTGTCATCGATACACAAGTTCACGAGGTCTGCTGTTTGCCGGGCGGCATGGCGAGCGGTGCGCCGAGCGTCACGTTTAGGATCAACCTCCCGGACGGGCGCGTGGTGCTCGCGCAGACAAGCCTCCGACTGTTCCTCAGCGCCGGTGACGCGTTCAAGGCGCGCCATGGGGACCCGCGTAACCCGCAGGCTGGAGGCCTCGGGTGAGCGTCCTCCGTCTGCCGATCTATGAAGACTATCTGCCTAGCCGCACCCTCGTGGAGGACGCCGAGCCTCTCGATCGAGAACTGCTCCCCGAAGCTGGGCGCGGCGGGCGGGGTAAGGGTTGCACGCTCTGTCCGCTGGGAACACGCCCCGGTCTTCGCACCCCGTGTATCAGTGCAGAGGGAGAGGCCGGAGGTCTCCTCGTCATCGGAGAAGGGCCCGGTCAAGATGAGGACGCGATCGGGCGCCCCTTCATTGGCAAGGCCGGCCAGCTCCTGCGCAAGTCGGTCAAGGACCACTGGAAAGGCCGTGTCGCGTTCGACAACGCGCTGAGGTGTTTCCCCCCGCGCGGCGTGAAGCTGACGGAGAAGCACGTCGGGGCTTGCCGTGGGTACCTCACGCAAACGCTCGACGAGGTTCGCCCGAAGCGCATCGTGACGCTGGGCGCGATGGCGGCCATGAGCTTGTTCGGGCGCACCTTCGCGCCGTTCACTACGCGGCGCGGCTACGCGTACTTGCGTGGAGAGAAGCTCGGCGGCAAGCCCATTCCTGTCTTCTTCGTGTTGCACCCAGCCTCCGCGCTCCGCAATCGGTTCGTGCGGAAGTGGTGGGACGAGGACATCCGCTACGCACTGACGGCGCCGGACCCACCCAAAGGTCCGTGGGACGTTGAGGCGACTGTCGTGAATTCGCTCGAGCTGGCGCGCTACGCGGCAGCCGACTTGGCGAAGAACCGGTGGGTGTCATTCGACGTAGAGACCATCGGTGTGATGTGGAATGACGAGTTCCAGATCATCAGCGTGTCGCTCTGCGGCAGTGACCGAGACGACGTGTGGGTGTGGGATCGCGCTGCGCTCCTCAACGAAGGCATACGGCAAGTGCTTCTCGATCTACTGTCCAACCCGCAGGTGCGGAAGATGGGGCAGAACGTGAAGTACGATCAGCTTGCGTTCCGCGCCGCTTACGGCATTCACGTGCGCCCCATCGTCATTGACACCAGGCTCCAGCGCAAGCTCATCGAGCCGGAGGCAGACGGCGCGCTCGGCAAGATGGCAGAGCTGGTTGGCATGGGTGGCCTCAAGGAGGAAGCTGCCAGCATCATGAAGGAGATCGTCCGCGACACGAAGGCAGCCTTCCGTGTCGACCCGGCGAAGCAAGACAAGTACGGCGCCAGCGTTCGTGAAGAGAGGATCGCCCGCCTTCAACTGCCGGCTCATATCGAGGCGCTTCTCAGGCTCGGCGGCTACGAGATCGAAAACTTCATGTACGGCATGCTCCCGTACGAGGTGCTGACGCGTTACAACGCCCGCGACGCAGTGGCGACGAAGAAGCTCGGCCTCTTGCACGAGCAGCTGATCCCTGCTGTCCCAGAGCTCGATCGCATGTGGAGGCGTCAGGTGTTGCCGGCGGCTTCGGCCCTCGAACGTATCGAGGGCTGGGGCGTCGGCGTGAGCAGGAACTCGATCAGGCAGTTCGATCTCTTCCTCGAGCAACGGGAGGCCGCGCTCGCCAAGACCCTAGCTCAGTACGCGCCGGCAGGGATGAACTGGGGCTCCACTGCGCAGGTCGGGGATCTGCTGTTCAAGCAACTGAGGCTCCCGGTTGTGCGCGCCACCGACAGCGGCAAGCCCTCCACCGACGCCGAGACGTTGAAGCTGTTGGCGGACACGAGCGGCCACCCATTACCGAAGGCGTTGCTCGATCACCGCTTCGTCACGAAGCTCCGGGGCACCTACTCGCAAGGGCTCTACAACCACATTCGGCGTGATGGGCGGATCCACCCGAACATCAAGCTCGATGGCGCGCGGTCCGGGCGCACCTCGTGCACGGACCCCAACCTGCAGACCATCCCACGTGCGCAGACGGAGGAGGGCGCGATGGCGCGTAACTGCTTCGTAGCTGCGCCCGGGTACTTCCTCGTGGAGACGGACTATTCGCAGCTCGAGCTACGCGTGGCCGCGATGCTCTCGGGCGACCAACGCATGCTGGAGATCTTCAGGTCGGGGGTCGACTACCACCTTCGTACCGCGCAGCTCATCTCCAAGATCGCTTGGGGCATCGCGCCTGAGCAGGTCACGGACAAGCACCGCTCCCTGGCAAAGAATGTCAACTTCGGTGTTCTCTACGGCAAGACGGCTCACACTTTCTCGAAGGAGTGGGGCGTGTCGAAGGCGAAGGCGCAGCGTATCGTTGACGCGATCATGGGCCAGTTCAAAGACCTGCAGCGCTGGTGTCAGGATCGTGAGAACGAGGCCCTCACCACCGGGACCGTGTGGACGTGGTGGGACGGCGAGCGCGCCCGCCATCGGCCGCTTTGGCGCATCGCGGACCAGGACGATGCTGCTGCCAGCGTGGCACGCAATGGCGCGAAGAACTCGCCTATCCAGGGCACGGCGTCCGACTACTGCATTGCCTCCCTCATTCAGTGTGTGCAGTGGATCGAGGACGAGGGCATCGAGAAGTGGGTGAAGCTGATCCTCTCGGTGCATGACTCTCTCATGTTCGAGGTGCACGGGTCGATGGTGAATGAGACCATCCACACGGTCGCTGAGATCATGACGTCGCATAACAGTCAGGGCGTGCCGCTCGTCGCTGACTTCAAGGTCGGTAAGAGCTGGGGTAGCATGAAGAAGATCGAGCCGGGTCAAGACTTCAGGAAGATCCTCCTCGCAGCGTAGTTGCGCCGCGTGGTGCACAAGCGCAACGAACGGGCTGGCAAGGCGTACCGGCTGTCTGGTTTTCAGTAAGGAGAGAGATCAATGACAACTGTAAAGAAGAAGTCGCTCCTCGGCGCGAAGAAGCCGAAGGCCGCGGAACCGCCGCCCGAGTTTGAGGCGACAGAATCGGTGGGGCGGCTGACGGGCAACTTCGACCCGACCGCAGAGATGGAGGAGTACCTTCGGAAGTGCGTGCGCATCGACCCGCTCGATCTGCAGGCAGAGTACGTCCGGATCTCGGCTGACCTCGCTTACTGGAACGACCGGTACGCAGATGCGCTCCGCTCGTACCTCATGTCGAAGGTCGACCTGCGCGTGCTCGAAGCGCAGCTCGAGCCCATCACGCGCCAAGCGCTCATCGACACCAACGGCAAGACGACGGAGGCGCAGGTCAAAGCAGCGCTGGAAGGTGACGAGCGCATCGTGGACGCCAACCGTGCCCTCGTCGAGGCGGAGGTCGAGAAGAACCGGCTCTACGGCACCCTCGACGCGATTCGTTCGAAGAAAGAGATGCTCGTGAGCCTCGGCGCGCACGTGCGCGCCGAGATGGCAGGGGACCCTCTATTGCGCGACCAGCACCGCATGGGCAGAGCATCGATCGATAGTTGACACGCCGATCCTGGCGTGGCAGAACTAACAGTCAACACAATGGCGCAAGACGCGCAAGCAGGAGAATAGCGACATGGCAAATCTGGAAGTCTCGTCCGACAGCGTGAAGGCCGTGAAGGCGTACGCCGAGAAGGCTGGGGTCACGGTCCCCGAAGCAGCGGACAAGCTGATCGCAACGGCAGTGAGTCGCCTCAACGCACTCGCGCGCTACGCGAAGAACACGAAGAAGGAGTCCGCGCCGAAGAAGCCCAAGAAGAAGGCTGCCGCCAAGAAGGCGTCGATCGTCAAGCCCAAGAAGAAGTCGCTCGCGAGCAAGCCGAAGGCCGACAAGCCGGGCCTCCCCAAGAAGAAGTCGCTCGCGAGCAAGCCGAAGGCCGACAAGCCCGTCTCCGCTGCCGAAGCGAACGGCGCAGCGGCCCACCCCTGAGGCTTAGCGGGGTTGTCTTCTGCCGCTGTCGCTGCACGGGACAACTCCGCTAGCCCGGCGAGGGCTCGTGCAGGTGCGCGAAACGAAATGCTCGCCTAGGAACGCGGACCCGAACGTCACGCGCTGATCTTGTCTTACCCTCCAGCATGTTCACCGAAACACCTGATCACAAGGACACTACGACACCATGGGTAATCTGAAATACAACGAGTACGCAGAGGACACCGCCAACGAAGAGGCGGAGGACCTCGCGTCCTCCAACGCCTCTTTCATGAAGCTGAAAGAGGGGCGGAACATCATCCGCATCTTGCCCGCGCCGCAGGGCCAGCGCTCTCCGTTCAACGTGACGTTCCAGCACTTCGTCGACATCGCCGGTAACCGCAAGAGCGTGATCTGCGCCAAGGTGACGGCTCGCAAGCGCTGCCTCGTGTGCGAGAAGATCGACGAGCTGCGTAAGAGCAAGAGCCAGGCCGACCAAGAGATGGCGAGTGCGCTTTACGCGCGCCGGCGCATCTTCTGCAACGTCATCGATCGCGCCCCAGGCGAGGAAGCCAAGGGCCCGAAGATCCTCGGCTTCGGCAAGAGTGTGCACGAGCAGCTCGTTGCTTTGCGCACGGACCCGACGCAAGGTGGCGACTACGTCAACCCCGAGTCTGGGTATGACGTCGTGATCACGCGCACTGGGCACGGCAAGAACGACACGAAGTACCACGTCGGCCTTGCGAAGAAGGAGACGCCTCTCGAGCGCAGTGGCAACGAGAACATCATGCAGGAGTGGATCGACAACCAGCCGTCGCACGAGCAGCTGAAGCGGCTGCCGGAGGCTACGGAGCTCAAGCAGCTCCTCAGCGGCGAGGAGGTCTCCGAAGACGAAGAGGAAGAGGAAGAGGAAGCGCCGCCGAAGAAGGCACCACCGGCTGCTGCTGCCAGGCGGACCTCGCTCGGCGGAGCACCGAAGTCGTCGCTCGCGCCCAAGCGGTCGTCCCTTACGAGCAAGAAGCGCTCCGTCGAGGACGACGCGACCGACTACGTCGAAGCTGAAGTGGTCGAGGACTGATCGTGTGAGCGCTGCGGGGTTATCTCCTTTACCCGTCTGCCCATAGCCCGGGGCAGAGAGCACCGCCTGTCTTGCAATGCAGGCGGTGCTCTAGCGATCGGCATAACAGAAGGTGCTCCGTATGAAACGCTCCCCCGGTCATGTATCGATCAACGAAGCGACGGGCGAGGTTACGGGAAGCGGGTCAGCATTGATCTACTACCGTGCCTTTGAAGCCGCGCACACGGCCGCGCTCCCAGACCCAGCTTCGCGGGAGCCCGAGTGGGATGCGGAAGACGTTGCTCATTGGGTTACGTATGCGACGAAGATCAGGAACGCGCAGCGCCGGCACTGGGTCTCCCAAGCTACAGCGCAGGCGAAGGCGCTCGTTGAGTCTCTCGAAGCATTCGATCTTGGTGAGTCGTGAGCACGGCCTTCATCGCTGACGTTCACATTGGGAACCACAAGCGCCACGGCGGCGCTACAATGGCCAGCATCAACGCGCGCTGCCGGCTCGTGCTGGGCACGCTGCGCGGTGCTGTCGGCGAGGCGATCGCGCACAAGTGCACGCGATTGGTCGTAGCGGGCGACCTGCTCGACTACTCGCGCCCTGAGGCCCCAGTCTTGAACGAAGTGCAGCAAACGTTCCGCAAGGCGCACCGGGCAGGCATTGAGGTGGTGCTCATGGTCGGGAACCACGAGCAGATCTCCACTGCACAAGGTGACCACGCGCTTGGCGTTCTATCGACCTACGCCATCGTAGTGGAGAAGCCAGCGCGCCTCGGAGACTTGCTCTGCGTGCCGTTTAGGCCTGGACCGGCGAAAGACTGGCTCGAGGACGCAGTTCGTGTCATGCTCAACGCAGAGGGTGGCGCGGGGCCCGCACCTCCCCCCGGCCCGGGCCCGCGCACTCTCGCTATCCACCTCGGCATCCGCGACGACCGCACGCCCATCTGGCTGCGCAACGCTCCGGACTCGATTCACATCGACGAGCTGTTCGCTATCTGCGAGGAGCATGCCGTCACACGCGTGGTCGCCGGCAACTGGCACAACCACCAGACGTGGCGCAAGGGCAAGATCAAAGTGATGCAGCTCGGCGCGCTCTGCCCGACTGGTTGGGACAACCCAGGCCTGGACGGCTACGGCACGGTCGCCTTCCTCGACGGCGAAGCGCTGACCAAGATCGAGGTCCCCGGCCCGCGCTTCGTTGCGACGAAGAGCTACAAGGAAGCGACGGCGCTCGTCGACAAGGCTCAACGCGCGGGGTGCAGGCCGTTCCTGTCTCTCACGGTCGCGCCGGAGGACATGCTGGAGATGAGCGCGTGGGTCGAGGCTTCCGTGACGAAGGGCAAGCTTGCCGGCGGAGAGGTGCTCCCCGACCAAGAGATGGCGAAGCACGAGGCAGAGAACGCCTCTGCCGCTGCGCGTGGCGCTTCCAATATCGACGAGGCACTAGTGGACTTCGTCGCGCACAAGCCTATGCCCGACACTGTAGACCGTAGAGCGGTGCTCTCGCGCTGCCAGGAGTATATGAAGCCATGAAGAAAGCACGTGGGCCGGTGGGGCTCAGAGCATCGGTCGGGCTTGCCATGTATCACATGGAGCAGTTGCAGAAGGCGCTCGGGGTCGTCAAGAAACGTTCGGTGGAGGTCGGCGCAACCGACCAGCTCGCCCTAGCGATCAAGGCGTTGCGGTCGATCGCCAACTCCACCGGTGCCGATGGTCGGTCAGCCGGTATCGCCCGTGGGGCTCTTCGGCGGCTCGGAGTCGAACCGTGAGTGCTGCTCAGGAGGTAGATGAAGCCATGACCGATGAAGAGGAACTACGTTGGTGGCGTGAGCAGGTACTACCGAACTTTCGTGTTGGGCATGCCCCCGCGGTTGGCAGCAACATAGAGGAACTGATCTTTCTAACTACGAACGTTTACAGCAACGCTTACCCTGCCGGCAGTCCTCAGCAGATCGTCATCCCAGTCATCCTCCATTGCCCGCACTGCAAGAAGCAGCACGTTGATGAAGGTAGGTGGGCGACGCGCCCGCATCGCACGCATGCGTGCGTGGACGACGCAACGGGACCCGGGTGTAGGAAGGCGTTCACGCCAAGCACGCACCGCACGGTTGGCGTGGCATCACTCACCGGCTTGAAGCTTGACGCGCTTCCAGAACCCACGCCCGAGGACGCTGCGGCCGTCAGGGACATGCTGAGCGGCCAATGATCTTGGACATCCTCAACTGGGGCGCGGCGTACCCCGTCCTATCCTCGGTCTACCTGGTGCTTATCTGCGTCACGGTCATAGAGACTGCAAAGGCGCTTCGCAGCAAGGAGTTGAAGTGAACGTCGACTCGCTGTCTCTCTACAACTTCACCTCGCACACCGAGACGAGGATCAAGTTCCCGCGCACGGGCATCGTGCTCGTTACTGGTGAGAACGGTGCGGGCAAGTCATCCATTATCGACGGTGTCAGTTGGGCCGGCTGGGGCAAGACGATCCGCGGAGATGTGCCGTGGCGCGGCAACGGCGTGCCGACGTGCACGGCAACGATGCGCGCGGATGACGTAGCAGTCTCGCGCTCCCGCGCCGCATCGAAGAACGAGATGGAGTGGAGCCGAGAAGGGCACGCAGACGTCGAGTATGAGAACAACACGAAGGCGCAGGAGCACCTCGCACGTATCATCGGCCCGTGGGACCTCTGGCGGCGCTCGCACGTGTTCTCTGCCTCCGACGCGATGCACTTCACGCTCGCCACGGACAGCGAGCGCAAGAAGCTGATCGAGAGCTTCCTCGGTAACGATCGATTCGACCCCGCGCTGAAGCGGTGCCGCGCGGACCTGAAGGACGCTGCGGATCAGCTCCAGCAGCTCGTGCGCAAGCGTGACGTCGCAGTAGCTGCACTGGCAGAGATGGAGAAGGCACTGGCGCAAGCCGCAGAGGCCATGGCGGAGATCGCTCCGCTGGGTGAAGCGCCGAAGCTCTCACCCGGCAAGTCTGTCGCGACCCTCTCTGTCTCTCTGAACAGAGCGCATGAAGAGCTGAACGCGGCCAACGCCAAGCTACGCGAGCGCGACAAGCTCGTCACGGAGTGGGAGGGCGAGCTACGGCGCGCGCGCGCACACTACGACGCGTTGATCATCAGCACGTGCCCAACGTGCCGACAGCCGGTGTCGGACGAGGTTCGTGACAGGGCCAAGGCCGACTTCTACAAGGTCAAGGCCTTGGCCGAACAGCATGCTGCGCAGGTCACCGCAGAGCGTGCTGGCACGGAGACACTAGTCTCCGAGCTAGCAGAGGAGATCGTCGCTATGCGTGCGGCGAAGAGTAAGCGTGAGCGGGAGGTTCAAGCGCACCAACACGCGCTCGAGAACCATCGCAAGGCAGCCGACACCCGCGTGCGTCTCGAGGCTGCGCTCACTCGCTCCCGTACAGAGATCTCCGACATGCGGAAGAAGCTCGCGAGGATCGAAGACGCACTCGACGCGGTGACGGCAGAGGTCGCGGAGCTTGAGCAAGCCGAGGAGGTCTTGGGGATCAAGGGCGTGCGCGCCCACATCCTCGGCCGCAGTCTGCACGGCATCGAGGCCGTGGCGTGTGCTTTCCTTGCGCGTCTCCACCGCGACCTTCAGCTCGAGTTGAAGCCGTACTCGGAGAAGGGCGCGCACGACTCCATCGGGCTAACGATCAAGGGGCGTGGTCGCGGCACGTACAAGAGCAACAGCGCTGGCGAGCGTCGGCGCGTCGACATCGCATTGCTCCTCGGGCTCGCTGCAGTCTCAGCGAGCGCACAAGGGCAGTCGGCTGGCACGTTGTTCTTCGACGAGGTGTTCGACTGCCTCGATGAGTCGGGGGTCGATGCTGTCTGCACACTGCTTCAGGAGTTGGCGCAGGATCGCTGCGTCGTGGTCGTGACCCACTCCGACGACCTCATCGGTAGGCTCTCGCATGTGAAACGTATCCACGTGTCCGAGGGCGGGAAGGTGCTAGGTTAGCGAGCGATGGCCGCACGGAAGAAGACCGAACGACTCAAGCCCGACCCCATTTCGCGCGCGGTACGCGCGACGATCAAGGAGATGGGCTACCCCCTCGATGACCCGCACCTCTCTGGCTCTCCGGACAGGATCGCACGCTTCATGCGCGAGTGGCACCAGCAGGGCAAGCTCCCGCCTAAGCTCACGACGTTCCCGAACAACCCGCGCGTCGATGAGCTGGTCGTTGTTAGCGGCATCTCGTTCTACTCGCTCTGCGCACACCACGGCGTCCCGTTCTTCGGGTCCGCGATCATCGGCTACATCCCCAGCGTTCGCGTGCTCGGGCTTTCAAAGTTCGCGCGCGTCGTCGACTACTACGCGAATCGCTTCCAGACGCAGGAGCGTCTCACGCAGGAGGTCGCCAGCAACCTCTTCGAGCTACTCCACCCGCGTGGCATGGGCGTGATCATGGAAGCCGAGCACCTCTGTATGTCGATGCGTGGGATCAAGAAGCCGGGGCACTGCACGACTACGAGCGCGCTCTTCGGTGCGTGCAAGGACGATCCCGCCACGCGCGCTGAGTTCTTCTCGATCGCAAGGAGGCCTTGAACGTGAAGTCCGTTGTTATCTCTACCTGCAGCGTCAACGGCTTCCACGCGTGGCCGGACGCGCCGGCCGACCTGGCCTACCTCAGCACGCGCCACCGGCACGCCTTCTACTTCAAGGTCGAGGTGCGCGTCGGGCATGACAACCGCCAGGTCGAGTTTCACCAGCTTCAGCGCGCGCTCCGCGCGGCGATCGAGGATCTCTACCCGCGCGGCGGCAACGGGGGCGAGTTCGAGTTCGGCGCCGCCTCGTGCGAGATGCTCGCCAAGGATCTCTACGTGTACCTCGGCAAGCGTGAGTGGCTGGTCGAGGCCGTGGAGGTGTGGGAGGACGAGGAGTGCGGGGCGCGGGTGACTGGGCTATGACCCACTTTTCCTGCGTTTTTACGTCAAAAACTGCGCTAGCACGTTCGCGTAGCCTCAGGCGCAGTGTACGTTTTTGCCCCTCCGATTCTCGGGGTTTTTAGGTAGAAAGCAGCGTTCACCAATGATCAGTCACATCAGAGACGCCGCACCGGAGTCGCTCAAGGTCTACCAGATCGACGTGACCAACTGGTGCAACGCGACTTGCACCTACTGCCCGCAGCCGACCCACGCGCGCCAGCGCGGGTTCATCTCCATGGAGACGTTCTCCCGCACGTTGGACGTCATGGAGAATCGCGTCGTGTCGCTACACCACTTCGGGGAGCCGCTGCTCCACAAGCGCCTTGAAGAGTTGATCGGGGTAGCCACGAAGCGCGGCTTCACGGTCGGGTTCTCGACCAACGGCAAAGGGCTGACCCAATCTCGCCTCGACCTTCTCCGCGCCTACGGCCTCGCGTGGCTACGTCTGCATACTGATCCCTTCGGCGTGCGCTTGAAGGACTTCGTCGTCCCCGAGGGTCTGGAGTTCACGGAGCACCGGCTGCTCGTGAAGAGCGACGCGCCGAAGAAGGAGCTGGTGTCCTTCAGCGGGCATCTCGACATCCCGCAACCTGCGCAACGCGCGTGCTCGTACCTCGTTGACAGCTGGCGCGTGGTTCTCTGGGACGGGTCGCTCGCGCTCTGCTGCCACGACATCGAGGGCTCCATGTCCACTGATCTATGCAAGGCGTGTTCTGGATACGTATTCAAGTCCCCGCGTGACTGGGGAGATTACGACGGAGCCAATCAATGACCATCTGGCTCTTTCCGATCGAGCCCCTAGAGGAGGCGTGTCATGCCAACTGAGAAGCAGCGCGCTGCCGCTAAGCGGTACTACGACAAGCACAAGGACAAGATCAATAAGCGGCGGCGGGCAGACCCGACTCGCGCCGAGAAGAACCGGAAGTGGCGGCTCGCCAACCCGGACAAGGCGCGTCAGTATTCGAGGTCCCACTACCTGAAGAACCCAGCGCGCGCCCGTGACCGAGAGCTTCAACGTCTCTACGGGCTCACCTTTGCTGAGTACACCGCGATGGTGCTCGCGCAGAAAGGTCGCTGCGCTCTCTGCGGCACGCGTCCGAAGCCCGGGCAGAAGAGTCTTTGCGTAGACCACGATCACGCAACAGGTAAGGTGCGCGAGCTGCTCTGTGTGAAGTGTAATCGCTTCGTCGGTCTGCTGGAGAAGGACCCCGACCTGACGTATAACGTCATCGAGTATCTGGAGGCGCACCGATGACGATCTGGTTGTTCCCCATTGAACCGTTGGAGGAAAGATATAGCGAACAGTGGTACCGGTGGTTCCCTGACGTGCTCCGCCGACTCGGCGAAGAGGTCGTGGTCGTGGACGGCAAGCGCCTAGCCTCCAGCATCACGCAAGGCGAGTTCCTTGACGTGATCGACACACACCATTACAAGGCGACGCAGCTCGCCGCCTTCACGAAGGACCTGCGTAGCGGGCGCGTGGCGAGCGGCGACACGGTGCTCCTGCTCGACGCTTGGAACCCAGCCATCACGTCGCTCGCCTACATGCGCGACCTTGGCACGGTGCACTTCAAGCTCGCCGGCTGCTGGCACGCAGGTAGCTACGATCCGTGGGACTTCCTCAGCCGCAGCGACGACTTCGTAGACGCAGCAGCTGGCGCCGAGCAGAGCTGGCTCGATAGCCTTGACGTGTCCTTCGTAGCGACCGAGTTCCACCGCAGCATGCTCGCTAGCAAGCGCGGGCGCTTCGAGAAGATCCGCGTGACTGGCTTCCCGCTCTACGTTGAGTGGGCCTTCCACAACGAGCCCTGGTCGCCGCGCCCACGCCGGGTCGTCTTCCCACACCGGCTTGCGCCCGAGAAGGCGCCGTACCTCTTTGACCAACTTCGTGATCACTACGTGGCGAAGTACGGAGAGACAGATACGGAGTGGGTCTACACGAAGAAGGTCTGCCAGTCGAAGGCGGAGTACTACACGCTCCTTGGCAACAGTCGGGTGGCGGTGTCCTTCGCCAAGCAGGAGACTTGGGGCATCGCCATGCTCGAGGCAGCGTCGCTCGGCTGCTACCCCATCACGCCACCGGCGCTTTCCTACCCCGAGATCTTTGGCAACGCGTGGACTGCATCGTCGATCGACGACTACGCTCGGCAGGTGCATCACGCACTCGCGCAGCCCTTGCCGTACGATGGCGGGCGCCTCACCGACTGGGAGAACGCCATCGGCAACATGCTCGAGGAGATCAAGAGGCTCCAATGACGGATCACCCTGTAGGTTCGAGTATCGGTACGGGCAAGACCTTGCTTTGGTACGGCCCTGAAGTCGAGGGCAAGAAAAGCCGAACGCGGGACATGACCGCCTTCGTAGACGGCGCGCTCTCATTCGATCTGCTGGAGGAGCTACTGACTGCCGTCGCACTGTCGAAGGTTGTGCATGTGTTCCTCACCGAACGCTTTGCCGACTGGGCGTGGTTCGAAGCGTGTCTTCTTCCTCACCTGCAGCGGCGGTCGCATGTCGCTCTCACGGTCGCGCGCAATGCTGAAGACGTAGAGGCAGCGCTATCGCTCTCATATGCGGGGCGCTTCCACATCATGGCACGCGCGAACATGTCGGCAGCTTGGATGAGCAAGCTTCGTCCTTCTGATCAAGTCAGCGTCGGTGAACCGTACAGCCTTACCACGTGGGTGGTGCGCGACGGATTCGTAACGGTGCCGGACGACTACAAGGACGACAAGCGGTGAAGATCTTCCTCGCTGCGATCGAGTCGAACTGGGAGCATGCTGCCGCCGCACTTGCCGAGGGCGCGAAGCATGTCCTCACGTCCTTCTTCTATGCGCAGAAGAAGCACGTGTACCGGCGCGAGTGGCTGCAGTGCATGCGCGCTGCCAAGATCCGTTTCATCGACTCGGGCGCGTTCACGCTGCGCACCTCCGTCCTCTCACTCGTCTCCACCTCTGGTTCGCAGCAGGCGCAGGACGTCGACTACGACAAGTTCCTGTCCGAGTACCTCACGTGGTTGAAGTGGCTGCGTGGGCTTGGCAGTGCAGATTACTGGGTCGAGCTAGACATTGCTGCCGTCACCTCCTACGACTGGGTGCACAAGCACCGGCAGAAGATCTTGGCAGCCGGTCTCGGCTCTGGCCTCATCAACGTCTGGCACTCGGATCAAGACTGGGCTTACTGGCTCTACCTCCTCAAGGAAGCGAAGAAGCCGGGCCGCTCTGGCTACGTGGCGATCGAGGGCAATCAGCTCAACCGTGCACCGCTCGATTACACGAAGTTCCTCAAGGAGGCATACCTGCGTGGCGTGAAGGTGCACGGCTTCCGCATGACGAGCCGGGAAGCAATTCAACGTCACCCGTTCTACAGCGTCGACTCCTCTTCGTGGATCACCGTGTCCTCGCTCGGCGGCTACATGCTGCAGACTCGCACGGGTGGCGTGGTGTCGACGCAGAGCAAGAAGCCTGTCCCGGGCGCCCGCCCCGCGTGGCACGGCGTGATGCCGAAGAAGGGCACGACTTCCCGCATCCGCATCGACGCGCTCCGCGCTTCGGCAAACGCGTGGATCACGGCAGAGAAGCAGGTCGACGCGCTTTGGTTGGCGCGCGGCGTGGACTGGGACAAAGCCATCGCCAACCCAAAGGTAGTAGACGTATGAAGAGCTTGATCAGTAAGACGCAGAGCACTGCCAAAGCAACCGAGACCGAGACTGCAGCGGCGTCGGACTCGCTCCGTCGGCTCAAGGTCGCCGGGCTCGAGCTTATCGCTATCCGTCCGAAGGACGTGAAGGAGAACGCCTGGAACCCGAATGTCATGGACGCGGCGACGTTCGAGAAGGAGATCTTGAGCATTCAGAACAACGGCTTCATTGACCCTATCAAGGTGCGTGAGCTGCCGGATGGTTCGCTCGAGGTCGTGGACGGGGCCCACCGCCGCCGTGCCGCCATCCAGCTCGGGCTGAAGAAGATTCCCGCGGTCAACCTCGGCACCATCCCCGACGAGCAAGCGAAGAAGCTCACCATCATCGCCAATGAGCTGCGTGGTGCACCCGAGCCGGTGCTCCTCGCTGCGCTGCTCAAGGATCTCAATCAGACCATCGATGCCGCGACGCTCTCCACTGAGCTGCCTCTGACGGCAGTAGAGATCGACTCTCTCATCAAGTCCACCTCGCAGTTCTCGTGGGACGAGATCGAGGTCAAGCTCGGTGAGACTGACGACAAGGCTGTGGCCAAGCCGCCAGCGCTGAACCTCGGCGGCGAGCGCAAGTTCCAGCTCGGCTCAACGCGGGGCAACATACCAGCACGGCTCGTGGACGACCTTATGACCGAGTTCGACCGCAGCGCACACGTCGTCGGATCTAAGAACCCCGAGATGGTCCTCCGTCACTGGCTCGCGCGGCTTCAGTCCACGGCGCAGGCTACTACGGCGCAGATCCCACAAGGCACGAAGAAGACCTCGCTGGTCAAGAAGAAGGCAAAGGGTAAAGCAGCATAGTGCTAGAACGCGCACGGTTACCGTGCTAGCACTGAGGCGTGGCTTGCTACGGCAAGGGAAGAACGCGGACCGCGACATGTCGATTCTGCACCTCCAAGTTCAAGTGCGCCGATGTGAAAGCATCGATCTGCGGTGCCTGCCGCAAGCCGCGCCCTTGCGCGTGTGGGTGCGGATCAGTCGTGAAGACGCCCGGACGCCTTTGGGCTCCGAGCCACAACCCGGCAACGCACACGCCTGCGGCGCACGCCAAGCAAGCGCAAGCGATCACTGGTGCAGCGAACCCGGCCAAGCGCCCCTCGGTGCGCAAGGCCATCTCGGCGAAGGTGCGCGCCTCACACCCGAGCCTCCTATACCCAAAGCTCTGGGCAGCGTTAGCGCGCAGCATGAAGCCGCCGAAGGTGTCTTCGTTGGAGCGCCGACTTGCTCCGTTCTTCCCGCGCTTCAAACCGCAGGTGCGCATCGGACCGTACGCTGTCGACTTCGCCGACGAGCCGCGGAAGCGGGTTATCGAGGTCAACGGGTGCTGGCACCATTGCTGCCCATATTGCGAGATCAAGCCCGCCTCACCGACGCAGCTCAACACGCTCCGAGACGACAAGCGCAAGGCTACCTATCTACGTAACCGGGGCTGGCGACTCACGATCGTGTGGGGTTGCAAGCTCGAGGAGTTCATCGATGACGCAGGAGATCACTCGCAGCTTTGATATTGACGTTGGGCACCGCTTGCTCAGACATGAAGGAAAATGTCGATCGGCCCATGGGCACCGCTACACGGTCGAGGTCTCGTGCAAGGCAGTTTCGCGCCTCGATGACGTTGGCCGTGTTATCGACTTCAGCGTCGTGAAGGACGAGGTCGGCGGCTGGCTCGACCGCATGTTCGACCACGGCTTCGTCATCCAGCAAGGCGATCCGCTCGAGGAGTGGCTCGACGCGCACGACCAAAAGCATCAAGTCCTCGACTGCCCGCCATCGATCGAGAACCTCACGCGCGAGTGGTTCGACGGCGCCGCTACGCTTCTTGCCGTGCACGGCATCGTCGTCACGAAGGTGCGCGGGTACGAGACCGCGAAGTGCTGGGCGGAGTACACGATGGCGGACGCAGAGCGTGACCGCACGATCGAAGTGCGCGCACTCGCTGCTCGCGAGGAGGAAGAGTCCGATGAGTGATCGCTATGGCGTGAAGGAGATCTTCCTCACCCTCCAGGGTGAGGGAGCGCGCGCAGGCACGAAGGCCGTCTTCCTCCGCTTCACCGGCTGCAACCTTTGGAACGGCGCGCCCGCTGGTCGCTCCAACGGAGAAGGTTCGTGCGCCGAGTGGTGCGACACGGACTTCTTCAAGGGCAAGGTCATGACGGTCGAGGAGATCCTTCTCGAGCTGGACAAGGCGTGGCCTCGACTCTCTGCTGCCGTGAACGTCCGCTGGGTCGTGCTCACGGGCGGTGAGCCGTGCCTGCAGATCAACGACGCGCTGATGGACGCGTTGCATGAGGCAGGCTGGGCAGTCGCCGTCGAGACGAACGGCACGGAGCCCAACGAGGCAGTTGGTGCCGCAGACTTCATCTGCGTCGCACCCAAGCTAGGACGCGACGGTGAACCACTGCCGCTCGTTCTGAGCCGCGTCGACGAGGTCAAGGTCGTCCTCCCGGGTGACTTGCCGTTGCGACGTGGCTGGACTCCTGATCAGCTCAATGCGCTCTACGCCTGGGGTGAAGACCGCGGAGTGAAGCACTTCTTCGTTCAGCCCATGGATCCGCTCGTCGATCCATCCTTCGTCGAGCAGACTGCGCTCAAGCGAACGAAGGAAGTAGACACGGATATCGAGGAGCGCCTCGACGCGCAATGGAAGGCGAACCTGCAGCAATGCATCCGCCAAGTTCTGAAAGACCCGCGCTGGCGCCTCTCGCTCCAGACGCACAAGCTGATCGGAGTCCCATGAAGATCATAATCGAAGGTCCGGACGGCAAGCCCATCACCTCGTTCACGGAAGAGGAAAGCGACGCGATCCGTAAAGAAGCGCACGACTGCGGCGTGCCACTCGACCGTTACTTGCGCGCTAAGATCCGCGCCGGCCTCAAGGTCTTCGAGGCTGTGGTTCCCGACAACACGCCAAGCAAGCCGAGCTAGTCCGCATGGAAACGCACAAGTCCACTGTCGGTTATGATGAAGCTATCGAGATCGCGCGGGACGTCAAGGCGGGCAAGACCCGCAGTTACGTTCGGGCAGCTATCGATCTCGCAAGTTTCGTCCTCGAAGTCGAGGGGCTGCGTGTGCAGCTTCGCGAACGCGTAGAGCAGGCAGCGGAGGAAGGCGATCATGACGAGCTACCAACCGACGACGCTGGCTGACGCAGGCGCTGACGATGTTCTCTACATCGTCGATCTTCACTGCTTCATGTACCGCTTCTGGGCAACGATGCAGGGAAGGTGTGCACACGGCTTCTCTGACTTCCTCGCCGGCGTCCTCCGGGACCGCGATCCTGCTTACCTCGCCGTGTGCACCGACCTGCCGTTCCCCACGTTCCGCTCGGCCCTCTATCCCAAGACGGCCTCTGGCACGGGCTACAAGGCGCACCGCGAGCCGCCGGACCCGACGCTGCTGGAGCGCTTGCGCTGGGCGCGGGAGATGGTGGAGGACGTGTACGGCGCACCCGTCTACGGGCGCAAGGGCTACGAGGCAGACGACCTCATCGCTGCCCTCACGCGTAACGCGATCGAGGACGGCCTCCGTGTCGTGATCCTCGCACTCGATAAGGACCTGACGCAGCTCGTGAACAACTCATGCGTCATGTGGGACGGCAAGAAGAGCATCACCGGCCCTACGGAGGTCTGGGCGAAGTTCGGTGTTCGCCCAGACCAGATGCGCGACTACTTGGCGATCTGCGGTGACGCGGCCGACAACATCCCAGGCGTGAAGGGCATGGGCCCCGAGGCAGCGAAGGAGGTGCTCGCCGAGTTCCACACGCTGGAGTACGCGCTCGACGTAGCGACGAAGCTGCCGGCGGGTGGGCACCCGTACTTCAAACGCAAGCCGCGGCATCGCGAGTTACTACGCGAGCAGAAGGCACAGGCTGAGCTGTCGATGAAGCTAGTGTCGCTCGCCTACGATGCTCCGCTACCATACGACTTGCAGGAGATGAAACGATGGTCACCAAAGGCATGAACGAAGCACCCGCAGAGCGCGGCTCGCTCGAGTACCTCGGGCAGAAGACAGGCGCTTTCAAGATGGGGCAAGGTAGACTCGACTCCGAGGAAGCGGCACCCGCCGAGCCCTTCCCCGTCAGCGTCGTTGGTCAGGCTGCAAAGGGCCCAATCAACGAAGCAACGAAGATCGCGACGAAGGAGGAGTTCGAGCAGATCTTCGGCGCGATCGGCAAGCTCTCCGTCGAGAACGTGCGCGGCTTGATCGTACAGGAGTGCCGCGCGCTCGAGGAGTTGCTGCTCGAGAAGAACGCAGGCTACGGCAACTCCGCTCTCGACCCCATCCGCCTCTTCAGTCGCGCCACCCCCATCGAGCAGCTCAAGGTCCGCATCGACGACAAGCTCTCGCGTATCAGCCGCGGTGACTTCTCAAAGGTGAAGGAAGAGGACCTCAAGGTCGTGACGAAAGATCTCCTCGGCTACCTGATCCTCATCCGCGTCGGCTGGAGGCTTGGCCTCGAGTGAGCTAGTTGATTCGCTTCGCCGTCTCGGCTCGGCGTGATACATGAACAGCATGAAGACCGAGATTGCATTCGTTGGGGCGCGCGCTGTCGACTCTCTCCCCTTCTCCATGGGGGGTACTGCGACGCAGGCTGCAGCGCTGAAGGCAACGGGAGTGGACTGCGTCATCGGTTACCTCGGGTCGATCAACAAGGCGCGCCTCGCGCTCATCCTTGCTGCCGGTCTCGCCTTCATGCCGGTGACGACTGCGGGTGAGTACAACGACGGTGCTGACGATGAGATCGCGCAGCTCGCTGCCCTGGAGATCCCCAAGGGCACGACCGTGTGGCTTGACCTCGAAGGCATGAAGGCGTGGACGGCGGAGCCCGCCGCACTCATCGCCAAGCTTTCTGCCTGGGCAACCAAGATCGCAGCGGCGGGCTACATGCCCGGTCTCTACGTCGGCGCTCCTCAGCCTCTCACGAGCAAGGAGCTGTTCCAGCTTCCGTTCGTCCGTTACTGGTGGGGGCTCGGCAAGCCGATCGACCGCACCGGCGCGCTCGTCTACCCTGACTGCGGCTGGTGCATGATCCAGCAGTGGCACAATCAGTCGAACGGAATGATGTGGAAGGACACCGGCGTCTTCGTCGATACGAACGGCATCCAGTGCGACCATAAGGGCCGCCTCCCCGTCTGGGTTCGTGCATGAGTGGCGCCGCCACACTGCTTGCCGTGCGCTTCCGCGCACGCGTGATCGTAGGTGGTCGTGGCTAGGCTTGCGAACGAGGACCGGCAGTGGCTGCTCGTCGCAGCCCCGTCAAAGTTCTGCCCGCGCAAGCTCGGCGCGGTGTCGATGGGCCCGACGGTCAAGCGCTACATGGGTGTGGGTAAGCCGCTCCTCGGGTACATGATCGCCTGCCCAGGTTGTGGCTTCACGGAGATGCACATGCACGCGAAGGCTGGCTTCGTGGAGAGCGACACGGGGGATCTGATCGCAACGCTTCAACCCGTCCAATGCATCAATTGCAAGCGGCAGATCCGAGTCTTCACTGAGGGCACGATGACATTCGTCGACGCCAAGCTCGTATGCCCAACGCTCCGCTGACATCTTGCCGGTGCGAGATCCTTCACGCTCTGTTCAAGTCCACGCTGCCGTGCGGGCCCTGCGAACGCAGCAAGCTCATCAGCGCCTACGCTGACCGTGGATATGTCGAGGCAGCCGCCAGCCACCTGCAGGCTTATCGGGACTGCGGCATCGAGCCCAAGAGCGTGCCCGGTCTCCGCAAGATCTGGGTGCCGTCGTGGGCGCACCTCATCGTTACCGAATTGTTCAACACCGTGGAATGTGGGCCGATCTTGGCGCGCGCCGCTGAGGATGAGTTCTTCCGTTCAGCTATAGAGAGTCTCATCCGCCTGGGCACAATGCGTGAAGCACTCCGCACCTTCGCTTCCGAGCACGGCGTAAAGTTCGCAGACGAATGACCTTGCGCGAGATCGATCGACGCATCATACTCAAGGCATGAACCGGACCAGCTCCCCTGCGCAGAAGCGTGAGCGTGTCGCGGCGCGCATCGATTGCCTCGAGTGTGTCGGTGGCGTCTACGTCGGCACCACCTACCCCACCTGTCACAAGTGTGGGCACGGCATGCCGACGAAGCTTCAAGCCGTCTTCGCCCCGCCCGCAATCGTCGTTCTCGTCGCGTAGCGCACTGCTTTCCGCACAAGTCCTCTCCCGTGCTAGGAGGACTCGGATGACCGAATCGCTTGAGACGATGAGTGGGGTGGCGCAGGTTTCCCTCGCGCGCTTGGAGGCGTTGGAGGGTCTCGAGGCACGCGTAATAGCTGCGGTGGTCGACGCCTACGGCTCGCTCGAGAATGCGCGCATGAGCGGTCTTGGGCACCGCTTGTTGAGCGTTCTCGGCTTTGACTTGGACCCCAAGGCGCCGCTCGAAGTGCCGACGCAGTCCGCGCTCGATAGCATGCACGCTGACGCCGCCGAGCATTACATGCTCGCTAAGCGCTACTCCTACGACCAGCAGGGCAAGCCGCAGATGACGGTCTACGTCGAGCACCTCCAGGGCTTGCTCAACGAGCGGACGAGACTAACGGAGCAAGTGAAGCGCTTGCGCGAGGACGCGTCGAAGCTCGTCATCCAGCACCGTGGGGAGTCGATCGAGCATTGCGTCCGTGAGTTCCACGTGCGCTTCGGACACCCCGTCGAGGACACACCCCACGTGATCGACGATGAGCAAGTGCGTTTCCGCATGCGTCTCGTAACGGAGGAGTACCTCGAGTTCATGAACGCGTGTCTCGATCAAAGCCGTATGGGCGACAACTCCCTCGAAGAGAGCGCGCGCGGCCCGAACGACGACTACCCTTGGTCGGAGATCATTCGCGACGCACGGTACTCGCTAAAGATCCTTATCGACGAAGCGCCGATCAAAGTCGACCTCGTGGAGATGGCCGACGCTACCGTGGACCTGGACTACGTGATCGAAGGCACACGCCTCGTGTTCGGTATCCGCCGTGGGCCCCTCTTGCGCGAGGTGCAGCGCGCGAACATGGAGAAGGCGCCCGTGCTTGATGAGTCCGGCAAGCCCACGCCGCACACCAAGCCCACTAAGCCCGCGCACTGGCGCAGCCCCAACATCCTCGGGTGCCTCGAAGCGCAAGGCTACAAGGGCGCAGCGTGAGCGCCGAAGAGGCAGCGCTTGCCCAAGAGAGCATCGCGATCTTGACAGTCTTCGTGCGCGTTGACCCCACCTTGGCGCGCTCGAAGATGACCGCCTACCGTGAGTCGGACATCGTGTTCGTCGAGTCCGAGCGTGGGCTCTGGACACTCTACAAGAACCGCTGGGGCGATAAGGGTAAGGTCTTCGACGCTGACGCCAAGCGCGACTTCCTCAACAAGGTCGCCGTCGATCACATGCGGTTGCCAGAGTCCTGGCAGAGCTGCGAACGCAGCAAGCTCATCGGCGCTAAGATCAGGCTGTTAGAGATCCCGTACGGAGTCAAGGTGTGAAGCAGCCTCTCTTGCCCACGCTGGACGATCTCGAGGAGCGTGTGCCCGACTTCATAACCGACGGGACGATCTCCTACTGTCGGCACTGCGGCGCAGAGAAAGAAGCGTCTGCTAAGTTCTACGTGACCCACTACCACGAGTGCGTGAAGCCTCGAATCGAAGAAGGAAAGCGATGACAGCCAGCAAGCGACAACAGTACGAAGAGGCCGACCTTATCCTGCGCGCGGTGCGCGGTGGGTGGAAGGTCGAGAAGCACCGCAGCGCGCACGTGCTGCCAGAGGTGATCGACACCAACCGCCGCGAGGAGATCGTGCGCGAGGTCCGCCTCGCCGTTGCTCCGCGCGCGCCGAAGATCATGTACCTCACCGAAAAGGAGAAGATCCATGGCCTCTGAGAAGTCCAGCAAGAAGACGGATGCGATGCGGGCCCAACGTGAGGCTGCTTTCATGGCCCGCCAGCGCAGGCTCAGTGGTGAGGCAGCCCCGCCGAAGAAAGCAGTCGAAGCCATCGACGCCCGCATCAACGAGAAGCTGCCGGCGGACCCAAACGAGCGCGGTGGCAAGACGGAGATCAAGGTTCCCAAGCGGCGCAGTCTCGTGAAGCCGAAGCGCGACGAGTTTCCCGTGCCGGTTCCCAATGCTGACGCGACCGAGGGCGTGTGCTCTGGTTGCGGTAAGATCCGCGCGCTGCGCAACGGCAAGGTGATCTCGCATTCATGGCCACTGCCTACGCGCCAGCTCTGCCCCGGCTCCGGCAAGGGCCCTCGTGTTCGTGTCGAGAAGGACGCGCCGTGATCATCAAGTGCCCGCGGTGTAAGGAGCGCATGCCAGAGCAGCAGTTGCAGGCGCACACGCTGGACGCCTGCAAGGCAGCAGCGCGCTCCTACGTGCTCATCAAGCATGGGCTTCGCCCATTCCCGCAAGGGCACTCCCTGCCGGCCTTCCTCATGCCGCTTGCTAACGTGCAGGTCTCGCGCGCGGCATGGGAGGGGGAGCCGCGTGAGGAGAAGGTGCTCTTGCTCGAGCCGGAGATCCAGTTCTGGATGCCGCGTTGGGTCGACATCGTGACCGAGCTTTGGGTCGGTTCCAACTACCTCGAAGGCGAAAAGCGGATCGCGCAGCGTGACGCCGTGCTGCAGGTCGTGCTGCAGGACAAGCCGCTTCAGGGGAAGATCGTCGACGCGTACCGCGAGGATCTCCGCGCCGTTCGCGAACTGCTTCGCCCGCACATCATTGGCCCGTTGCCCGTGCTCCTGTCTGAGCACGAAGCCAAGCTCCGTCCGTCGTCATGAAGCTGTTTGAGCGCACGATCAGTGCGGAAGAGGCAGAGCTGCTCGTGCCCTGGTCGATGGGGCGTGAGTCGCAGCAACAGGCGCAGGCCTTGGAGCGCTACGGCTACACTCCCGTCTTCGATGGCGAGGCACGTGACGTCCTAAAACGCCACGGTGCCTCTGTCGCGCGCACACACACGGACGGAGCTCTCTGGATCTACACGCGGTGTATCCCGGCAGGTGAGCGTTACGCCGTTTGGGCACTGAAGTCCGATCTCGACATCATCGATAACCTACGCAACATTGCGCGAGCCACGGCGGTCGCAGACTTCGCTTCGTTGCTCGCGAAGCTGCCGCCTTCCTTCACAGTGGAGCAGCGTGACGCGGCTGAAGCCATCATGCGGCTTGGAAAGCCTGAGGCGCTTTTGCAATTCCTGGAGTCCCTCTAATGCGTAGAAAGCAGCCAGTTTCCACGAATTGCCTAGTGGCACGCAGCATGCTCGACGTGGTACCACCTGAGGGTGCCGCATCAGAAGCCGCCTACGGGATACGTGATGCCGAACCCCGCAGGACAGAAGCCGCTCCCGACGAAGCCCCCACCGCCGACAGTCGAGCAGCGCCTCGAAGCGCTGGAGGCCTCGACGCAGCGAACGCACAGGCTGTTGGAGCAGCATGTGGCGGAGGAGCGGGAGGAGAGGGCGGCGCGCCGCCTTCGGTACGACGGGATCATGAGCTTGCTCCAGCACGTGCTGGAGAAGCTGCCTTCGTCGACGGACTGAGAGAGGCCCTCAACCGTGTAGCCGGCTTCACGCTGATCGTACTTCACGTTCTGCCGCGTACTGAGCTAGGGTCTTGGCGAGCGCTCCGCAACATTCAGCACGAGCTAGAGTCCGCAGCCGCCAAGCGCAAGCAGAGGATCCTGTCCGTGCTCGAGGGCGTGGGGCAGCTCTTCATCGCGATCTCTTCGAGTACACCGAACTCGCCCCATGTGGCGTCGCGCCAGGATGACGATCCTTACGCGTATCACGCTGCGCTTCAACGCGCCGGCGGAGGCGCTCTGCCGATCGGCGTGCGCGTACACATCCAGTTCGTCCAAGACGCAGACCTCCTGCCCGTGCTGGAGGCTACGTTCCGCCTTGGTGGGCTCGCCGCGCTCCGCGACGTTCTGCCCCATGATGGGCGCAACACGTGGGCGACCTGGTGAGCATCAACCGCGCCCGAGCGCGCCGCCGGCGGAAACGTGACCGAGACCGTGCTCGCCGGTTGGCGTACGAAGACGGGGTCGCACGCATCCAAGCTACGGTTCCGGAGCACGTGCAACGCGCACGCGCGGCAGAGTTGCAGATCAAGTCGAGCTTTTCTGAGCTGCGCGCCCAACTGCGCCGCCAGCCGACCGTTGCCGAAGTAAAGGCAGCGCTCACTGAACAGCTCCAGCGTCTGCTCCCGCCAGTCCTTGTTGCCACCGTGGGCAGTGTGAAGATGGATGCCGCTGCTGGCAGAGCAAGCGTCACGATCAACGTGTCCACCGCTCCTAACGCCGGAGGCGGCTTGCCGCTCGTCATGGGTTTCGACGCTGCCGAAGAGGACTCGTGAGCGCCTACCGTGCGGCGCGCACGCCCTTCACCCCTGCTGGTTTGGCCATGGTTGAATCGGGCCATACTTTCGCGTGGCTCGAGGAGCTTGGCATCGCGTCCTCGCTGGTGCCCGACGCGCCGCAGGAGCCCGGGCAGCGTCTCCCCGTGCTGCCGCTCTGGATGCGCGTGTGTTACTACACGGCGCTGAACGAAGGCGCACCAGACCTGCCGAAGAAGCAGTACCCGGAGGAGTGGGCGGATTGGCGGCGCTTCATGCTCCTGCTGCGCATCGACAACGCAAGCCAATCCGCCATCGAGGCTCTGCACCAGATCGACAAGAGCAAGGCGCGCGCCTACGTGCACGACTTGAAGGCTGAGGTGTTGGAGAAGATCCAGCACGCCGTCTTCGCTTCGCAGATGACCAAGCGGCAGGGCACTCGTACGCGTCGACTCGAGGGGCGCATCGTGGGTGGCTTCGCCGGCGATGAGCCGCCGCCACGCCCCAGCGATGAAGAGTTCCTGCTGGAGGCCCTACCACCGAAGCGAGGTCAGCGATGAGTAAGAACAAGGTGATCGTGCTGTCATTGGCCCCTGCGGAGATGCGCATGCTCCAAGACTTGCGCGCACACTACAACGCCTCCAACTTCAAGGTGGCCGCCGAACGCGCGCTCCTCGACGCGTGGCGCATGCATTGTGAGGCGGAGGCGGAGGCGGTCTTCGACTTCGAGCAAGACCTCCAGGAAGTTGAGCAGCCGCGCCCCCGCCGTCGCACCGCGCAGCTCGTGAACACGGCAGCCGCGCCCATGACTGCGGCAGAACGTGTGCGGGCGCGCGGTGCGATGCGAAGAGCACAAGTAGTGGCTACGGGCGAGATGACGAAGTACAGCGACGGGCTCAAGACGGAGCGGTAAGCCGATGGCGAAGCAACCAGCACGCAAAGGCGCGTGGCAGATCACGGAGTGCCCCGCGTGCGGGAAGCGCGTTCGTGATCATCTCCGCAAGACGCCTCACGCTGAGACTGCAGAGTGTAAGGCGCGCGTCGTCCAGAACACCTACGCAGCGCGCGGGTGGGCGCAGGTCGATGGCATGCGCTGGGTGATGATCTTGCGCGAGTGCGGCGTACCAGTGGAGATGGCGCTCGGCGGCTGGCACTTGCAGGAGTACGCCGACACGGACGCAGCCGGGCGCATCACGAAGCGCTGGTCGCAGGACGAGCAGCACGAGGTCGGCTTCGCGCCCTCTGCCGCTAACCACGTGGTCCACATGCTGACCAACATGCGCATCTCTCCGCGCACGCGGCGCATGGTCGTCGCCGGCATCTGGGACCAGCCCGACCTCATCGAGGCACTCGAGGGCGCAGCGCGTCTCAACGGGCTCACCGGGCGCTTCCTCAGCTCGTTGGCAATGCAGGGGCTCGAGCGCAAAGGAAAGGCAGACTTCGCCGATGAACAAGACCCAGGGTGTGATGATCCCCAAGAGCATGTTGCGGCGCCTGCTGAGGCTTTCTCGAGCTACAGCCGAGCATCACGAAGCTGACAAGCGCCGTGGCGAGCCGCACCTCATCGAGGTAAAGCTTCTCCAGCAGGTCGAGTGCGTGGAGGCGTACGTCGAAGCGACGATGCGCACGCGAGCGTGATCGACCCGCTTACGATCCCTCACTGGCGCTGCCATGGGAAGCCGAAGGGCGACTGCTCTTGTGTGTACCGCCACCCTGATCTCCGCGAGACCACCAAGGGGCTCGCTGTCGATGCCTTCCGCGTAAAGCTGCACTCCAAGGTCAACTACGGATCAAGCTTCGAGGACTTGATCAGTGTATCGATCGTGTCCTACGTCTGGGCGCGCTACGGCCTTCATAGCCTGACCTCAGACAAGATCGGCCACGTGCTCGCACACTGCGTAGATGATGCGGCCTTCGAGGCCGTGTGTTCGTTGGCGACTGCTGGTGCCATCGCAGTACCGCCGGATTCGCCGACGACGACCCAGAGCGGCCGGGGGCGGTCGTTCATCGAGGTCGTCAGAGACCTAGATCTGGAGCACAGGCTGTACACGGCGATCTTCGTCTTCCTCGCCGGCCAAGACGCCACGCACACCGCCGGCGTTCCCGGGCTCGTGCGGCCCAGGCGCTAGAGGTACAGCTACACTGTAACGCGCGACGTTGCGTTATACGCGTGTTTGATGGGCGGGGCGCACTAGCGCGTGGGGCGGGCCGTCAAAACGCGTACACGGGCCGGTTTTGCGCGCGCAAGTGCGGGGCGCGGGACACAAGTAGAACGGGGCGAGAACACATGCGCCGCTTCACGTTCCCCATCTACGCGAGCCCCGCAGCGGTGCACGCCGGCCGGCGCCTGCTCTCGCAGGCGGGCTTCCCCACCACTAGTACGCCGGGTGTCGGCTCTGGCCGCACCTTCGAGGTCGACGACGATGAAGCCCTGGGGCACGCGGTTTACCTCATGCACGCGATCGACAAGGTGGTCTTCAACCGCGGGCCGCATTCGCCGGGCGCCAAGTACGACACTCACCTCATCGCAGTCATGACCGTGTGCTTGAAGGCAGACATGGAGATGTGGGAATCCCTGCTCCGCCTCGGCGCGCTGGAGGGGGTCTACAAGCACCTCGTTGACGAGCTATACGACGACGTCACTAACGAAGACCTAGATCGAGCCGCAGAGCTGGTGCGCGTTAGCCGCGAGCACCTCAAGCGCTTCGACTCGCCACGCCGCGCTAGGAGACCGCGTTGAATGCGCACCGTTGTAGGCGACATGGGCAACATCAACCGGCCGGTCTCGTATCGGGCCTACGAGCTGGTGGAGGTGCAACGCGGGCGAGGGATGCCCGCCTCTGCCATGTTCATAGCGCTCGACGTCCTCGTGGGCTCTGCGCTGGCGCGCTGGCTCAACCGGTGTTGGTGGCCTAGGCAGCGACGCGAGACCGTACGTGAGTGTATTGCAGCGCTCGAGACGCTGTTCATGCTCAAAGGTTTCGATCCGAAGACACGTGTCTTCGTCGATCGTCGATCGTATGATGAGGCACAGCGGCGGTTTCATGACTTGGCGCACGCAACCATACTCACGCTTGCAGCACACCTGGAGGGAGTTGCTTGCGACACGAAAACAAAAAGGAGAGTCACGCTATGATGCCACTGCGGAAGAGCTGGCGGAGCGGCACGTGGTGCCATGTCAATTGAGACCAGACGCGTCATGACGCAGGCCGGCGCCGCGATCTACACTCCGCTCTTGGAGGTCGCTCGCAGCGTACTAGATCGCGAGAACAGCATCGGCGCTTTCTACCGATCGGCCGTGTGGGACGCTGCCGCGTTCATCTACACTGAGACGTGCAAGATGTCGTCGCCCGCCGCCGTCGAGGCACTGATCAGACTAGGCGCGATGGATGCCTTCGAAGACTTCCTCTGCACCAACCTGTCGACGTGGGAGGCGCTTTGGCTATGCGACCTGCCCGACGAGACCAAGCCCTCGTCGATCATCTTCGCCATACGCGCCATCTGCAGATCTCTCGACCGCGGTAACCGCGGCAAGTAGCGATCTTCCCCCCAGGCCGCGCGCGCCGACCGCCCCCGCCTAACTACGCGATAACTCACGCGCCGCACCCTCCCCGCTCGGGAGTCTCGCCCCCTCCCTAGCCCCAAGCCAGGAGCTGGTAGAGAACATGGGTAGGGTGTGTATGTGCTTTTCACCAGGCTGCGCGCAGCGCAGGCCCCTCCGCAAAGCCCCGCTCACGCCCGCACGTAGATAGCCCCTAAACCACGCACTAGCCGCGCTTATGCACTGCGGGTATGCATAAGGGATGGTGAAGCGCAGGGCGAGCATCTCGCAGGAATTCTACGATAAACTGGTCACGGCGTTTCGATCGTGCCCTGGGAACTATACGCAAGCGGCTAAGAAAGCCGGCTGCGATAAGCGCACCGCACGCCGCGCGTGGCACCGTGCGTGGCCAGAACGCGGCGACTGGTGCCGCCCCATCAAGGACGTCCTCGCGGTCGAGAAGATCGACGCCGCGCAGCAAGCCCGCATCCAAGCCGACCGCGCCGCCCTCGCCGCCGAGCAGGCCCGCGAGCGCAAGCGCATGGAGAGCGAGAAGGCGCACGAGGAAGAGCTGCAGATGCTGAAGGTCGCACGGGGCGACGTCCTGGCTGTCCTCGGCATGGCCATGGAGCTGATCCCCGTAATGCGCGAGGTGGGGCAGATCCTCAAGGAGGCCGTCGCCAAGGACGCTAACGGGAAGCGGGTGAAGGACATCAGCCCCGTTGCGGCCATGTCCCTGCTCACGCGCCACGCGCAGATCGTGCAGAAGGGGGTGGGCTGCGCCGAGGCCCTCGTCCAGCTCTCGCGCCTCGAGCGCGGTGCCTCGACCGTCAACGTGGGGCCCGCGGTCCCCGACGAGCACCTCTCCTACGAGGACGCGCTGCAGGAGCTGGAGGCCCTCGGGGACGTGCTGCAGGGTGCGCGCGCGGTGGGGCTGTTGGCGAGGGCGGGGGCGCACGACACGATGATCTCCCCGCGCGTCGTGCAGGCCGTGCCGCCGGTGGAGTCGAACGGGACGCGCGCACACACGGGACCTGCGGTGGTGCGGCGCCGGAGCTTGCTCGACGGAGCTTGATCCAGGAGGTGGGGGGCCTCTCAAGATGGCGCCTCCAAATTCTCCGTCCTCCGGAACCGCGCTCGGGCTGTTACGAGCGCGCTTTCGATAAAGGCAAAATTCCCAGCCCCATACCCATGCATCATACACGCATCTTCCTTACGACCCCACGTATCTTCGCACCCCCGCGCAAGTTGGCACCCCCTCCACACAAGTACTCCCCCATGCTCGTCACCCTCGAATACCAAGTCTACGAACGACGCCGCATCGAAGGCCGCCTGCGCACCGTCTCCACCTGGCACCGCGCCTGGCTTGCGGAGGTGCTCTACGCCGACGCCAAGATCGTGCTGACACGCAGCGCGGGCTCCCACCAGACCTTCGACGGAGTCCCCACACGCGCCAAGCTCAAGAAGCTCGCCTCTCCCCGCGACTACACGATCGGACCGCGCTTGGGCGCCGGCATCCGAGCCAACACGTGGGGCCACAACCCAACGCACCCCAGCGTGCGCCGCCTCCAACTCCCACACGGAAGACTGGACCGCGTGAGGATCTCCCCCGCCAGCGTCCTCAAGCTCCGCGAGGCGCTGGACGCCCGGCCCCACAAGTTCCTCAGCAAAGGGCCCAAGTAGGTGGCTGACATGCCCTGCCGACCCCAATGCGGCCACGGAGGGATCCTCTGCGGCGAACCCGATTGCGAGCGGGCCATCGCATCGCCTCAGGTCCCGCTTGTCTTCAAGGGCTACATCTCGCGCCAGCACACGGTCTGGTGCGGGGGGCCTGACTGCGGCGACTGGCACCAAGAAGACGTGCACACGATCGCCGACTTCACGCGTCGGATCCGCAAGCGCGGGTGGGCGCATACGAAGAAGGACGGGTGGCGATGCCCGAAGCACTCCGCATGAAGTCCCACACGATCCGACTCAAGCGGGAGGTAGTGACCGCGCTCAACAAGGTGCTAGTGAAGCACGACTGCGACTTCAGCCTGCACGTGAGTAGCCGCGGTTACATGCTCGTGAGTGGCGAGTCCGTGCAGAGTGCGCAGGAGGTCGATGTGGTCAATGTTGAGGACTGGCTCTATGCGTTGATCCAAGCTACGCCCTACGACATCGACCCTGCCCTCGCCCACGACATCGACCGCCTGCTGCAGGAGTACGGCCGCGACGCGATCGAGGCGCACGTCGCGCTCTCGCGCGGAACGCTCGCTAGTCTCTTCATCAAGCTTCCGCCCCACAACGTGGTCGACTGCAGCGTCTGCGATCGGCGCAGGTAGATGAGCCGGTACACGAAAGAAGCAGACCGGCACACCGAACGTATCGATTTGTGTTTGTAGCCGGAGGTGGCAAAACTCCTCCGGGCCAAGGCTCGAGCGCGGCGCATGCTACTGAACGACTATGTCGCGATGCTCGTCCGCTTCGACGAGACGTTGCGGGATCTCGAGTAGCCTCCGCCCCTGCCTTCGTGCTACGCCTAGCAGCATGAGTAGCGCAGCGCACAAGTCCATTATCCGCCCCAAGCCGCGCCTCGTCACGGCGGCGGCGGAGCCCAAGCGCGCGCCGCTGACAGAATCGCAGCGCGCGCTCCAGTCGAAGCTCCCCGCGGGCGTCGACATTCTCGTCCTCGAGAAGCAGGCGAAGGCGCTGGGCTACGCGCTCGACAATCCGAAGGACCTCACCCGCCTCATTACGAGGATCAGGCAGGTGCGCGTGCAGATGGCGCGCCAAGACCCGTCCGACTTCAACGCCTACGTGCTGCGCGATGAGCAGACCGACAAGCCCATCAAGCAAGCGCCCATGCACAAGGAGTGGCACGATCTGCTGACGGACAATGACCGCCTCGTCATCTGGTCCCACGTCGAGGCAGGCAAGACGCAGCAGATCGCCATCGGTCGCGCGCTCTATGAGTTGGGGAAGAACCCGCTGCTCCGCATCTGCATCATCTCCAACACCAACGATCTGGCGAAGAAGATCGTGCGCCAGGCCGGTCAGTACATCCAGAAGTCGGTGCAGCTCCACGAGGTGTTCCCGCATCTCATCCCGACCTCCGACCCGTCGCTGCCGTGGAAGTCGCAGGCGCTCACGATCGAGCGCCCGGGCATGGGCTCGAAGGACGCCAGCATCCAGGCGACCGGCATGCACGGCAACATCATCGGCTCGCGTATCGATCTCCTCATCCTCGACGACGTCCTAGACCCCGAGAACACGAACACGCCCGGCCCGCGCGACGACGCGTACCGGTGGCTGAAGTTCATCACCGGCCGTCTCACGCAGGAGGGCCGCGTGTGGGCAATCACGAACGCGTGGCACCCCGATGACGCCATGCATAGGCTCGAGAAGGACGGGTTCCTCGGCAAGCGCTTCCCCGTCATCCGCCCCGATGGCTCGTTGACGTGGCCCGCGGTGTGGCCACACAAACGCATTGAGAAGGCACGGGGGCCCGGCGGCATGGGCCCTCTTGAATTCGCGCGCCAGCTCATGTGCCAAGCGCGCGACGACACCAGCGCGCGCTTCAAGCGAGAATGGATCGACAACGCTATCGAGCGCGGGCGCGGACTCCGCTTGTGCCAGAACCTCGAGCAGCTCCTGCGCGAAGCACACGTGCCAGAGGAAGAGGTCGAGGATATTCGCGAGAAACGCGAGGCGAGCGAAGCCATGTGGCGCCTCACGGGGCACAGCTATAACGGTGGCATCGTCACCGGTGTCGACTTGGCCGTGCAGAAGCACTCCGCGGCCGACGAGACTGTACTGTTCACGATCTACGTCTCTGACCAGGGCGACCGGCGCATCCTCTCCATTCGTTCGGGGAAGTGGAGCGGGCCGGAGATCCTAAACGAGATCAAGAAGTGCTATGATGACTACGGTGGCATGTTCCTCGTCGAGAACAACGCGGCGCAGGCCTACATCGTCCAGCAGCTCCAAGCCACAACGGCGATCCCCGTCATGGGGCACACCACGGGCAGGAACAAAGCTGACCCGGCCTTCGGCATCGAAGGCGTAGCGACGGAGCTGGCGAACGGGAAGTGGTTGATCCCCAACGCGCTCGACCCCGCCACCGGCCAGCCCATCATGGACTCCGACGTGCAGAAGTGGATCACCGAGCTGCTCTTCTTCGACCCGCGCGAGCACACGGGCGACCGCGTCATGGCAGGGTGGCTCGCACGCGAGGCCGCGCGCCGCTTCGTCGACCCGCACGTCAACGCTGGTGAGATCCACGTGCGCACCTTCCGCCCGCGCACTCCAGCGGAGCTAGCAGAGGCGCAGGCGCACAAGTAGTGTCGCATGAGGACTTTTACTCTCGTGGTAACCGAGGACGAGGCGCTCACGATCGCCGACGCGCTCGCGTTCTACCCTGACGCCGAAAGCTACTCCTTCGGTCCGGCGTATGAACTCGAGCGCGCCAAGGTCAAAGCATTGATCGAGAAGCTCGGTGCGCAGGCGGACGCGCAATGAGCACTAACCTTCCCAACGAACTGGGCGCGATCCACTACACCGTGCTCGACGCAGCGCAGAACCAAGTCGTCTTCGTGGTCGTCGGATGCACATGCAGGTGCCAGTACAACGCGTGCACCCGAGAGATCGACCCAGCGCATAAGAAGCAGCATTACACGTTGCGTGAAGCGGAGCAGTGTTCCGAGCAAGTCCGCGCCCGGGTAAACCTCCGTGTGCTGAAAGTGACCAGCCATGCGGAGCAGAAGGGCTAGGATGCAGGCATGAGCACGAAGCTTCGCGTTTTTATCGTCTCCAAGAGCACACCGAAGTCTCCGCCCGCCCCGCAGACCGACGTGATTCTGAACGCCGACGGTGACGCGGCACGGCAAGACGCAAAGACGTATCTCGAGACCAGTGGTATGGTCGTGCGGTCCGTCAACTGGGGACCCGACCCAGGTAAGTCGGACATGCTCATCGCCTACGTCACTAGGAAGGATTGATCCATGCGCCACGACACCATGTCGATGCCTCTCCCTACGGTCGCTGCCAACGGTGCACCCGTTGATGTGCGCGAGCTTGTCTCTGTCTCCGTCTTCGCCGGCAAGTCAGGGGCGAACGCACCAGTCGGTGTCACTGGTAAGATCCAGGGGAGCGTGCACGGTATCGACCAGTGGATCGACATCGCGACGCTCGCCAACGCCGACTTCGTCAACGGGCTGCGCACGGCCATCGACCCGGCGTTCTCCAAGGTTCGCTTCGTCACGGCGACGTTCACGTCCGGTGACGCTGTTTTGATCGTCAGCGGCAAGAACTCGCGTACGGATCGATAAGGAGCCCGCCATGCCGCAGACGTCGGTGCCGAAACGTGGTGCGCCCAAGAGCAGCATCACGCGCAGAACTACGGCGGGCCCTAGCCTGCGCAGCGTGCGCACGTTGGCGCGCAAGCGTGACGAGATCGTGAAGGCGCAAGTCTTCCGCCCTTCGTCGCGCCAAGCCGGGCAGCCCGACGAAGCAGACCCGACGTGGGAGGGCGTGGGCGTACTACCGCCGCCTTACGAGCCGTACACGCTGCTGACGCTCTTCGAACACTCCAACTCCTTGCGTCAATGCGTTGATGCGTACGTCACGAACATCGACGCCTTCGGCCACCGCTTCGAGCCGATCATCGACCTGAACGCGGCCGACGCGGACAACCTCGTTCGGCAGTACCTCATCAGCCGCGCCGCTGCGCGCTTTCCCACCGTCGTGCTGGACCCAACCCAGCAAGTGCCCGCGCCAGATGACGAGACGATCGCCAGAGCAAAGGCCGAGCTGTCGGAGAAGATGGCTGCGGAGGGGCTGCGTCTACAACACTTCTACGACTACGCGTGTCTCGATTACTCCTTCGTCACGTTGCGCCGGCGCACGCGTCAGGATCTCGAGATCCAGGGTAACGCCTACTGGGAGTGCATGCGCGCGATGGACGGCTCGCTCGCCGGCTTCGAGTACGTACCTGGGTTCACGATCAGACACATGCCTGCCGACGATCGTTCGGTTGGAGTAGAGTACAAGGCGAAGACCAACCAGTTCGACTACGACACGATCAAGACGACCAAGCGCTTCCGAAAGTACGTTCAGGTCTACGAGACGCGGACGACCTACTTCAAGGAGTTCGGCGATCCACGGTTGATCTCGAAAACGTCTGGCCGTGTATTCGCCTCCGAGGAGGAGATGAAGCGTGCAGACGGACCCCATGCTGTTCCAGCGTCGGAGATCTTGCACTTCCGCGTCCACACGGCGAAGAGCAGCTACGGCATCCCCCGTTGGGTCGGCACGCTGCTCAGCGTCATCGGCTCGCGCCAAGCCGAGGAAGTCAACGTCGATTACTTCGAGAGCAAGAGCGTTCCGCCGCTCGCGATCTTGGTCAGCGGTGGCCGCATCTCGCAGAAGACCGTGGACCGCGTTCAGGACTTCATCGAGAACGACATCAAGGGCAAGAAGAACTACCATAAGATCCTCCTGCTCGAAGCAGAGACGAGCGCCACTGCCGGAACGACCGACACTGGCAAGATGAAGATCGATCTGAAGCCGCTCACGGCAGCGCAGCATAACGACGCGCTCTTCCAGAATTACGATGAGCGCAACATCGACAAGGTCGGCATGGCCTTCCGTCTTCCGCGCATGCTTCGCGGCGACATCCGCGACTTCAACCGCGCGACCGCGCTTGCCGCGCTCGACTTCGCCGAGTCTCAGGTCTTCAAGCCAGAGCGTGACGAGTTCGACTTCCTGATGAACAGGAAGATCTTGCCCGCGCTCGGCATCCGTTTCTGGAAGTTCGTCAGCAACGCGGCGACGACGCAGAACATCAACGACCTCGCAGAGATCATCCTCAGCGCCCTTGAAAAAGGGGCGATCGTTCCGGCAGAGGCACGCGACCTCCTGGAGAAGGTCTTCAATCGGCCTTTCCGAAAGATGGACGCGCCGTGGGCTTCGCAGCCCCTTGCGCTTACGCTCAACGGCATTGCGCCCCCGAGCGACGCCACCAAGCCCGGCATGGTCACGCCGGAGGCTTCGGCTACTGGCGTCGCGCCGGGTGCACCCGGGCAGCCGCTGCAGGCCCCGCTCGAGGGAGCGCTTGCTATGGGCGGCGGCAGCGTGAAGCTCACCGGCACCGACGCTGCGAGCGTAGTCACGGTCAACGAGTCGCGCGCCAGCATGGGCTACGGCAACCTGCAGCGCCCGCCAGGCCTTGGCGGCGGGGACGACCCCGATGGCTTCCTCACCGTCGCCGAGTTCAAGGCGAAGCGTATGAGTCTCGGCCAAACGCAAGGTGCGATCGAGGGCGGCGACGAGACGCCGTCAAATTCGCCGCACCCTGCGCTCGCCGCGTCGCAGCCCAAGGCCGCGTCAATGCCTGCACACCAGCAGCGCTTCAACGACCAGATCGCTAACCTCCTCATGCTGAGGAAGGCGATGGAGTGGCTCGACAAGCAGGAGCTATTCCAGGGCCAGCCCACCAATGACGCAGCCGCCGAGTGACGAGCACCTCTACGCGCTGGTCCTCGTCTCCAAGGCGCTGGACCCGAACAGCAACGCGGATTTCGTAAAGATCGTCCTCAAACTCCAGCAAGCTACGCGGGGGCTCACTGGCCCTGCGGAAGCTGACGCGCTGCGCAGCGCGCTCTCAACGCTCGACGTCGACTGGCGCTCGATGGACAAGGGAGCCCGTGCGAAGGTCTACGCCGCAGCCAAAGCAGCCGTGAACCCCGTCGATCGTGTGCTCCCGAAGATCGAGAACAAGCTCGTCGTTTCCGCTGCAGAGATCGGGCAGTCCGCGCGCAAGAGCGCGCGGGCCTCGTTCAAGCTGAAGATCGAGCCGAACCTCTCGGCCGTGAACAGCCGCGTACTAGAACACGTCGCGACGTCGCAAGCGCTCTTCATCCGCAACGAGTACGGCCGCCGCTCTGCGAAGTTCTCGCAGCAGGCTCGCGACATAGTCGAAGCGGGCCTCGCCAAGGGAGCGCGCCGCAAAGTCATTGTCGAAGAGCTGCAGGCGAAGCTGGGTGACGCCGGTGTCGACAAGTCCAAGGCGTACTGGAACATGATCGCAGCAACGTTCGCGAACCGTGCGCGCACGTACTCCAACCTTGCCTCGTACGCCGACGCTGGGATCGCGGCCTTCATCTACCGCTCCGTGATGGATGAGCGTACGTCGGTGATCTGCCGCTTCATGAACGGCCGACGCTTCCCCGTCGCTGCCGCGCTCGAGGCCTACGCAGCAACGGCGCGCCTCAAAGACCCCACCGACGTCGTCGACACGCAGCCCTGGCTCAGTGAGGGCAAGAACGACAAGGGAGATCGGATCCTGTACTTTCGAAGTTCAGACGGTAGCAGATCGCAAGTAGCAGTCGTCGATGACGGCGCGGACGGGCAGCTCGACGCGAAGGGTAAGTTTAGCAGTGCTATGTCCAACGCTGACCTGCAAGACGCCGGTGTGATGTCACCGCCCTTGCACGGCCTCTGCCGGTCGACGATCATGCCGGAGTACGGAACACGTCGACGTTGACGAATGCGACATCCGGGCTAGGATGCGGGCATGCAGGGTGTGTTCCTGGACCTCGTCGAGCAGAAGAGCATCCCGAAGGTTGTTCTCGGCATCGAGAAGGCTGTCGCCGATTCGTTTATCGAGGACAAGCAACCGGGTCGGCTCATCCTCGTCGTCGGAAGTGCCGCGAAGGACCGGGAAACAAGCCTTGCGGAAGCGAAACGGCGCGCGGCGATCTGCGTGAAGATCTTCAAAGAACTGCGCGGTGACTTGTCGTGGGGACTTGACCGAATCCTCGACAACATGCCCAAGTTTTTGCGCATGACCCTCGACGGCGTCCCCTGGGAGCCGGAAGCAAAACGCGCTTCCTGGGCAACGGGTCAGAAGTAGGCTATCTCTCACTGACCAGCACCGCCTTCTAGCGCGGGCCCGCCCGGAGAGACTGATGGACTACAGCAAGACGCTCAAGCAGATCGACGACGTGCTCAACGCGCCCAAGGTCGTACCGATGACGGAGGCCCAGTTCGAGGCCTACGTCGCCGGTGAGATCGAGAAGGCGAAGAAGGACAAGGAAGAGGAGGACGGTTACGAGAAGTCGAGAAAGCGCCTCGCGCATCTGAAGGCGACCATCGAGACCGTGACGAAGAACGTGTGGGAAGGCACGAACGGCACGCAGGCGATCCCCGTCTACGAGGAGCCGAACCTCACCGTCAACTCCGAGAAGACGGAGAAAGAAGTGCCCCCGCAGAACATGCACAGCATGGGCGCGCAGGCGTGGTCGGGCGAAGGCGGTGCCACCGGCTTCAACAAGGCCGTTGCCGATCTGCAGAAGTCGCTCGAGGGTCTGACGCCCGGTAACGCTGCAGCCGACGTCACGCCGCCCAACACGCAAACGCCCGCCACCACGACGGCCGGCTTCAACTGGCCGTCCGACATCGCCGAGCCGGAGTTCCTCAAGGAAGGCGTGAACAAGAGCGCGCCGGCCTGGGGCAAGGACACGGACAAGTAAGGATCTGCCATGACCAAGCGCCGCCGCATCTCCAAGCTCGCATCTGTCGAAGAGGGCACGCCCGGGCAGACCCGTCTGTTCCCCGGTGAGCGTCTGCTCGACATGCCGCTTGCGAAGCGGCGGCGCGTGCCGGGCGCCTTCCTCTTTCAGAAGGGGGAGGTGCGCCTGCAGATCGACAACCTCGAAGACGGTGCGCTTATCTGGAAGCTCGACCTCGCGCGCACGGAGAAGGACGAGCCCGCAGACCTTGCGGGGTCCTTCGGGCCTGAGGGTGGCCGCCACACGCGCCCCTTCGACGACGTCCAGGCTACGCTCGAGGACGCAGCGCCTGACGTGATCGCAGAAACGATCGACGGCCTGACCGAGTTCGGCATCCAGACGAAGGACGACCACGAATACTTCCTCTCGAAGTTCGGCGACCTCGTCGGCGTGCTTCGGATCCAGCGCAAGGAAGATGGTTCGTGGAAGGCTGGGCTTTCGAAGAGCAACGTTCCGCGCGTTCTCTCTTCCGAGGCCGTAGAGCAAGGGCTCATGCCGCCTCCAGGGCACTCGGGGCTGCCCAAGTCTCTCGAGGCAGTCGTCCCCGCCGAGTACCAGTATTGGAAGGCGCAGGGTGACACTGCCCGCCAGATGCGCGACGCGCTTGTCGAGCAAGCCTTCTTTTCCGACGACTGCATCAAGGCCGTAGACGGAGAGCTGCGCAAGGTGGAGGTGAAGTACTTCCTTTTCGAACCCGCGCAGGCTGCGACGGGCAAGAGCTTCGAGCCGCCAAGTCTCGCCACGCGTGTGAACAAGATCATCCCAAACACCTTCGAGGACGTCTTCGCTCCGATGGCCGAAGCAGAGGATTGGCTCGAGCACCTCGACAAGAGCGACGCCGTCGGCGCGCTCGCCATGCTATCCCCGGTTGATCGCGCCGCTACCTCACCGCGTGAGATGGTGCGCGCTGTCAAGGCGATCAAGGCCCACTACCTCCTCGAGCACGATGACACGCGCTTCGCTCGCGCCTGCTTTAGTAACGCAGGCATCGTGTTCAAGCTCGATGGCGAACCATCGCGCGTCTTCTGCACGTCGTTCCTACCGAACAACGCGGGCGTGCGCTTCCTGAAGCAAGGCGCGTCCAAGACCATCGACTTCCAGGGCTTGTCGATCCACATCGACCGCCCGAAGGGGTTCGTGCAAACGGGCAAGGACGAGAACGGAAACGAGTGGTCGCGCGAGTACCAGCTGGACTACGGCTTCCTCCCGCGCACGCAAGGCGGCGACGGCATGGAGCTGGACGTTTTCGTTGGCCCCTCTTTCGAGTCTGAGCGTGTGTTCTGGGTGACCCAGAACAAGGCCGACGGCAGCTTCGACGAGTACAAGATCTTCGTCGGTTTCGACTCTCCTGCAGCAGCGCGCGAGGCGTACACGAGCCACATCCCCGCGCGCTTCTATGGCGGCATGGCCGAAGTGCCGCTGGCGCAGGTGAAGGCACTTACCAACGTCGATCCCGTCACACTGTCCAAGCGTCTTACTGCCTGCGCCGTGCAGAAGGTCAACGGTGTCTCGCTCGACGAGGTCCGCCGCGCAGTCGGCGTCGCACTCGACGACGCGTACCCGAAGGACACCACCAGCTCATCCGGTGCACCCTACAACTGGGTGGAAGATCTCTACCCCGACGCGGCGATCTTCTCGCGTGACGGAGTCCTGCAGCAAGTCGGGTACACGTACGCCAACGGATCGGCAACGCTGGACGGCAATTGTGTGCCGGTCATGCGTACCTACGTTCCGGTGGCAGAGGGCGCCGGCACGGCGCCGGCCGCCATGCAGATGCACGCCAAACGCACGAAGAAGGCCGTCGCAGAGGCCGCGGAGCAAGTCTCTAAGACCGCGCTTCGCATCGCCACGACGAAGGCGGAAGGCGAGGAGCAATATGTGCTCGGTATCGTCCTCGAGCCCGACGTGGTCGACGCACAAGACGACACCTACTCCGCCGACGAGGTCCGCAAGGCCTCGGAACGGTTCATGGAGATGCACCGGAACATGGGCCTGATGCACCAGCAGAAGGTCAACGACAAGGTGCAGATCCTCGAGAACTACTTGGCGCCTTGCGACATGCAGATCGGCGGCCAAGCGGTCAAGAAGGGCACCTGGCTCATGGGCGTGCGCGTGAAAGACGCTTCGCTTTGGAGCGCGGTAAAGAGCGGGGAATTGACCGGATTCTCTATCGGCGGATCTGCTATCCGCACGCCCGCCGACCAAGGAGTTTGACGGTGAGGCCGCAGATGGTGCATTCTTCGACCAACGTGAAGCTCGCGAAGGCAGCCGGTCAGCCCGGCCCAGTCCACACTCTTACGGACATGGACGTCGAGGAAGTCTCGATGGTCGATCGCGCCGCAAACAAGAAGAAGTTCCTCGTCATCAAAGCTGCCAAAGGACCAAAGAGCATGAGCACGGAAGTTCAACCGAACGGCAAAGGCGGCTTCTCTTCGACGCAGAAGAATCGATCTAGCACGAAGAAGAAGCTCGAGGTCCCGCCCGGCTACAAGGAGATGGCGAGCCCGCTCCTGACGAAGGCGTCGGAGATGCTCGATCAGCTCGCCTCCGACCTCAGCAGCTCTTCGGCCGCTGATGTTGGTGACGACGGAACGATCCCCGGCGTCCCCCCGGACTTCACGAACGCGATCACGCAGGTCTGCGGACTGCTCGACAAGGTCAGCACGATGATGCCGGCCGCTGCGCCCGACCCCGAGGACGACGCTGCGCAGGGTGGCGCAGACGAAGCGACCGAGCCGACCGAGATGCAGATGCGCGCCGCGGCCGACAACTTCGCGAAGATCTTCGGCGGCAAGGTCACCAAGGCAACGGTTCTCAAGGTCGGCGCGAAGATGGCCAAGGAGCGCTTCACGCAGCTCCAGCAGGCCTACACGACCCTCGGCAACCTGATCCAGCAGCTTGCACCCGCTGCCGCCCCCACCGGAGCGCCGACGATTGGCAAGGCGAAGGACGGCGAAGAGGAAAAGAAGAAGGCCGAGAAGTCGGAAAGCCCCGAGCTGATGCGCGCGCTCAGCGCGCTGACGCAGTCCGTCAGCTCGATCGCTAGCGTCGTCAAGACGCAGGGCAACGAGCTTGCCGCGTTGCGGAAGTCTCGCATGGGCGGGGCGTCGGCCGTGGTCGAGGACACGCCGGCTGCCGAACCCAAGGCCTTCTCATGGCCGATGGACATGTCGAACCCGATCACTCGGGAGACCGTCGGTAAAAACGAAGGCTTCTTCGACGACTGAACGCGAGCCCGCTCGCCAACCAAACGACCCGGACTGACCCAGGAGAATTCAATCATGAGTGGACTCGCCATCACCCCCAACCGCAGCGTGCTCGAGAAGGCAGACCTGACGCTCGCCAACCTGATCACGGAAGGCGGCTACCTGCAGCCGGAGCAGGCTGCCAAGTTCATGCGGATCCTTACGAAGGAGTCCAAGCTCATGGGGATGAGCACGGTCGTCCCCATGAAGGCGCCGAAGCAGCTCATCGAGAAGATCCGCTTCACCGGCCGCGTGCTCCGCGCCGGCGTGGAAGCCCAGGCCCTGGCCGACGGTGACCGCGTTCGCCCCGACATGTCGAAGGTGGAGCTGGACGCCGAGCTGTTCAAGGCGGAGTGCCGCCTCACGAACGAAGTGCTCGAGGACTCCATCGAGCGCGGCGAGCTGCGCACCACGATCATGGCGCTCCTCGCCGACGCCATCGCCAGGGACATGGAGGAAGTCGCGCTCCAAGGTGACACGGCGTCCACGGACCCGTTCCTCGCGCAGTTCGACGGCATCCTGAAGCAGGCGACCTCACACGTCGTCGATGCAGCAGACACGAAGATCACCAAGGGCCTGTTCCGCGACATGCTCCGCTCGCTCCCCAGCGAGTTCCTCCGCAACAAGGCGCAGATGCGTTTCCTCACGAGCGTCGATGCGGAGATCGACTACCGTGACGCGCTCGCGGATCGCGCGACGGTCCTCGGTGACCGCTTCCTCGAAGGCGAGGACGCCGTCACCTACAGCGGTGTGCCGCTCATCGACCTTCAGCTCATGCCGGAGAACATCGGCACGGGCGCGCACTGTACGGACATGCTTTTCCTCGACCCGAAGAACGTCCAGTTCGGCATCTGGCGGAACATCCGCATCGAGACCGACAAGCTCATTCGCGAGGGCGTTCTGCTCATCGTCGCCACGCTTCGCTTCGACGTGAAGTTCGCGCACGAGGACGCGGTCGTCAAGGCGATCAACATCAACGTCACCTGAGCGAGTCTCGGCGGCTAACCCTTTTGGAATTGCCCTAGCGGGCGAAGGAAGAACGAGAAGATATCATGTCACTCGGAGCACTCACGATCGTCGAGAAGACCCAAGGTCAGGGCCCGCTTTGGGTCATCCGCGCCAACATCGTCGGCGACGGTGCCTACAGCGCCGGCGGGTCGACGGGGCTCTTGGCGCTCGTGCGCAAGGCACTTCTGGCGCCCGGCCTCAACATCCTCGCCGTCGTGGACCAGTCCGCACCGAGCACGGTCTCACGGCTCGAGTACGATCACACGAACGAAAAGCTCTTCGCCCGCGTGCGGACCACGGGCGTCGAGTCCGCAGTCGCCGATCAGTCCGCCGTCACCTACGGTCTTCTGATCCACGCCTGCTAAGCCTGCCGCATGGGCGTGCTCTGCGCGCCCATGCTAGGCTCCACCTTCGGAGAGCAAGACCATGTCAATCATCAAGTCCAGCTTCGGTGCCGGCGGCGCGGGTATCGGCACCACCGGCCGCGCCGGCGGCAGCCCCGACTTGCCCACGATCCTGCGAGACATCGCAGACGATCTCGCGGCACTCCGTACGGGAATCAACGCGACCACGGGAGCACTCAACACTCTCGCGACGAAGCTCAACGCAGACGCCGGTGTTACCGACACCAACTACGTCGACAACAACGCGACCGTCGCCGCGATGAAGACGATCAAGGGCTGAGCCCGCACGGCCCTCAACCAACCAAACGCCAAGAGAGACCTGAGACATGAAGTTCGTACGCCTCAAGCCCTACAACGGGCGCACCAACGTGAAGAAGACGCACACCGTCTTCGGCATCAAGTTCCAGGTCGAGAAGGGCTGGTACAAGGTCGACGACGACGTAGCCGAGTACCTCAAGGACGTCCCGCAGAAGGATCACGGCCCCGACGCCGAGTTCTCTGCCAAGGCCTTCGATATCGTCGACACGCTCGAGGAAGCGAAGGAGATGGACGAGCGGGAGCAGACGAAGGCCGTGCGCAACGTGCCGGAGCGCGCCGAACGGAAGATCCGCTCACACACGCCCGGCGCGGGGCTCGGCAAGACGGCCCCCACCACGGTCACCTCCAATCTCGTCCCGACGCGCGGTGGTGTGCCGTCGCCCGTGAAGAAGGACAGCAGGACCGGCAACGTCCCGAAGTGGGCGGCCGTCGATCGCATCGAAGGCGTGACCATCGGTGACGACTTCGATTCGCAGCCGGGCGAGTTCGACGAGGACATGGCGGCCAAGCCCAAGAAGAAAAAGCATCTCGCTACGCCGGTCGGCGATCTGACGAGCGAGAACCTCGAGGCCTCCGACGACACGGAAGGCGAAGAGGGCGAGCACGAGGAGGGCGAGGAAGGCGAAGGCGCACCCGGGGAGGACGGCCTTCTGCCGACGCCCAAAAGGAAGAAGAAGCGCTCTGCGTAAGCTGTCCTGACCTGACCCGAAACCCCTGACGGGCTGGAGGCGTAGAGCCTTCTGGCCCGTCTGCTTTTTTAGGTGTAGGCTCCTTTCATGACGAATGCTCTTTTCGACAAGGGCCGAGAGGGCTTCCTCGACGGCAGCATCGACTGGGACACGAACACGATCAAGCTTGTGTTCACGGACCATGGCGTCGATACGCCCGTGCCGGCAACAGACGCGAACCTGTCAGACATCTCGACCGCGACGATCGCGACGTCGGGCGCGTTCACCTCGCCTACCGTCACGGGTGGCGTAGCAGACGCAGCTGACGTCACCGTCACGGCGGTGTCCGGCGCGCAGTTCGAGTCGATCAACATCTTCAAGGACACGGGCTCGAGCGCCACCTCGCGGCTCATCGCCTTCATCGACACGGCTACCGGTCTCCCGCTCACCCCCAACGGCGGCGACATCACGGTGTCGTGGGACAACGGCGCCAACAAGATCTTCAAGCTCTGAGCAAGATCGCCCGCCAACAGAATTACGTTCGCACGTAGGAGGAGGTACTGATGCTTTACGCCATCAAGCGTCATGACCTTCTCCCTGTCTACGCCCGCCAGCTACAAAGCCGCGGGCGCACCGCTGCCCCGATTGATCTTACGGGGTGCACGGTTTGGTTCATCATGTCTCCGGTGGGCGGTACCACCCCTGTGGTGCAGGCCCAGGCAACGATCACTAACGCCGCGCTCGGCCAGGTCGAGTACGCGTGGTCGCCAGGAGACACAGACACTGCCGGTCTTTTCTCGGTCGAGTGGGAGATCCTCTACCCGGACGGCAAGCCGCGCACGATCCCTGAGCTTGGGTACGAGTACGTTCGTGTCGAAGCAGACCTCGGCTCCGCAGGCGTCGTCCTCCCGCCTACGCCTGGCTCGAGTATCGTTCTGCTCTCCGGCACTCCGACGCCCGGCCAGGTCCCCGTCGCCACGGATGAGACGCATGCAGAGTGGGCGTCGATCTCGGGCAGTATGCCGATCGTCCCGCTGTCGAAGGGCGGTCTCGGCCTCAACGCATCGGCGAACACGGGCATCCCCAAGATTGCTGACGGCTCGACAACGTTTCTCGCGGCTCCATCTGGGGCGCTCGTCGGCACTTCGGACGCGCAGTCGCTCACGAACAAGGCTATCGACGGCTCGAACGCCGTCGCCACCTCGGCGCTCGTCGGATCGATCCCTATTGGGCAGATCTCGGGTCTTCCAGCGTTCCCCTCCGGATCCGTCGTCGGCACTACGGACGTGCAGACTCTCACCAACAAAACGATGTCCGGAGCGTCGAACACGTTCTCGAATATCGGCCTCGGCGCGCTCGCGGGCCTCGCTGCAGGCATCGCAACCTGGCTTGCGTCTGCCACGAGCGCGGACCTTCGCGCCGCCATGACGGACGAGACGGGCTCTGGCTCACTCGTCTTCGCGGACACGCCGACGCTCGTCACGCCGAACATCGGCGCGGCAACCGCGACGAGCATCGCGTTCTCGGGCGGCACGCTTCCGTCTACGGGTACGCTGCAGTTCCCGTCCGCGGCAACAAACGTCATCGTCGCGAAGAACTCCGGTGCGGGTGACGTCGTAGGCTTTGCGTTCGATGCGGCGAACGCGGTCTACGTCGGTGCAGACACCGCGTTCGCGAACCGCGCCACGCAGCTCTACCTGAACGGCGCGCTCCAGGTCGACACCATCATCGCTGGGGCCACCGTCCTCCGCGCGCAGGGGTCGCTCATCACCGCGTTTCAGCCGGTCGGCATTGGGTCCGGCTTCGCGGCAACGGGTGCGCTCAACTTCGCCAACAACGCGGTCATCGCGTGGCGCACGAACGCGAGCAACGACATCCCCGTTCTGCAGATGCACGGGACGGACATCGCTCTCGGCTCGAGCACGTCGAGCCAGGGAGAGGTGACGATCAACTTCCACTCCGCTCAGCTCGCGAGGATCAAGGCGGGAACGTACTCCGTCGCCACGTTCTCCTCATCGCTCATTACGATCGCTCAGCCGATTGCGATTGGGACGACGAATCTGGCGACCGTTGGCGACATTCGTGGACCGAACACGTTCGCGATCAACGCGCGGAACAACACGAACACCGTCGACATCAACCTCGTCTCCTACTCGGGGACGACGGCGGTCCTGAGCAGCATAAACGCATCGCTGACGCAGATTTTCGGCACGGTAATTCAGCTCAGCGGGTCCGTCTCGCTGCTGAGCAACTACGCGCTCACCACAAACAACGGCCTTCTGGCGGGGAACCTGCAGAACATCTCCACCACGTCCACGGATGGCTTGGTGACGCAGAACACGACCGCTTCAACGGCCGGCGTGCCCGTGCAGTACTCGCCGCGCCTTCGTCACCGCGGGCACGCCTACAACAGCGTGAGCACGCTCGACGAGACCCACGACTGGATCTCGGAGATTCGTCCGGCCACGGCCGCGGGCGCGACGTCGTCGACCTGGGCACTCGCTCGCTCACTCAACGGCGGCGCGTATGTGGACTGTCTCACCATCGGCAGCAACGGCGCGGCGACGCTTGCGGGCGGCCTCACGGTCAACGGATCGGCCGGCATCTCGGTGACGAACGCGAACGGCTACGTGGGCATCGGCTCGGGCACACTGCCGACGTCGGGTAGCGTTCGAGTCCCTGCGCTCGGCGCGTCGGGCTACAAGCTCTTGACCATCACGGACTCGGGCGGCACCACACGCGACGTCATCGCGATGGTCGGCACGAACGTCATTGGCTTTGGCAACGCCGGAACCGCGACCTCGATCACCGGCGGCTCTGTCGTCATCGGCGCGAGCAACATCAACGTGATGCTTTTCTCGCAGTCGGGCAACTACGGCGGAGGGTCGGGCGTCCTAGGCATCGCGAACTGCACGACCGCGCCGACCACGAACCCGACTGGCGGCGGCGTGCTCTACTCAACCTTGGGCGCGCTCGCGTGGCGAGATCCGAGCGGCAATGTCGTCACCGTGAAGGATGGTGGGCTCTTGCTTCCTACCGCAGCTAGTACGCCAGCGAATCCGCCCGCAGGATTCGTAGCTCTTTGGTTCGACGGAACGAACCTCAGGTCGAAGAACTCCAGCGGAAACCCCGTGCCCTGGGCGTGAACATGACTGAACGACTCATCAACATCCAAGCGCACTGGTCGGGGACACCTGACGAGCAAGGCGTCGAGCGCGCCCCGTGGACCTTCACGGGCGTGACCGTCAGCACGCGCAACGACGACGGATCTGACCCGCCCTCGGCATTCGTGCCCAAGGCGCTCATGAACCCGCAGCTCGTGACCGCGTTCGAGACGTCGGCATTCCCGGCGCTCGTCGCAGCAAGGGCCGCCCGCATTGCTGCCCTCGAGCCACCCGAGCAACGCGCGGCACGGCTCAAGGAAGAGGCTGAGGCAAAGGCTGCGCAAGCCGAGACGCGTGCCGCGCAGGCAGAGACTCGCGCCGCGGAACTGGCAAAGGACATCGAGCAGAAGCTGGCACGTGCCGCCGAACTCGACGACGAGATCGCAACCAAAGAAGCCCAGGTTGAGGACGCCAAACCAGAATGAAGCACACCATGAAAAAAGAAGACAAGGCATCTGAATTGATCGACGCAGTAGCTAATGGCACTCCCGACCTCGCGAAAGAGAACGAGGCGCTCAAGGCGGAGAACGCGGCGCTCAAGGCGGAGGTGGTGCGGCTGCGAAACGTTGCTTTCTCGCTCGAAGTCACGTGCAAGACGCTGGCTTCAATGCAGGCAACTCCGTCGCTGCTTGGTGGTGGCGGGTGAACGCGCCGCGCCTTGTCGCGCCTATCGCCGCGCGCACCAACCACACATACCGCATCCACAACGCCGACACGATCCTCATCATCCGCGATGGTGTAACGATCGATCAGATGACGCCAGAGCAGATGATCGCGAACGCGCAGATGATGATTCAGCAGGCTCGTCGCGCTATGGAGATGCGCCCTAAGGTGGCGGAGCAGATGGCCTTCGACTCCGCTATCCTTCTTCGCGCTGGCGCGAGCTTCGGCTTGACGAGCAACCCAAAGATCCTCGACATGGCGAAGACGGAGGCAGAGAGCAACCGTGACCTCCGGCGCTACATGCCCGGCGGCATCAAGGGCGAAGAGCAGTTCGGGCGCCCCGGCGTTCGCCACGTGGACACCGGCAAGCCGTCGAAGTAGACTGGCGGTATGCCCGAGAACACCCCCAAGGCTCAGACCTCACCGCGCCCGTTCACCGTGGACGAGCACCCCGAGTTGATCGCGATGGACCGCGAGATCCTCGCTATCACCGAGCAGCAGGAGGAGCTTCGCCTTCGAGGGCGCGCCCTCCGCGTGAAGCGGGACAAGCTCGCCGCGAAGCTCGGCGTGATCAGCAAGCTCGCCGCAATGACCGACACCGAGCGCGAAGCGCTGTTCGATCACGCCAAGCTTCACCAGGGCGTGAAGGGCGCGGGCTCAGTTGAGTCCGCAGAGGTCGTCAAGGGTCTCGCTGACTGACCGCAGTATCTCTCCCCGTTCGGGGGCGGGGGTTGATCAATGAGCGATAACGTCGACATCACCGCGGGTTCCGGCACCCCCATCGCGACGGACGAGATCCTCGGCGCGCACTACCAGCGCGTCAAGGTGACTCTCGGCGCTGACGGCCAAAACGCGGGTGACGTCTCTGCCGCGAACCCACTCCCGGCCACCGTCTCCGGCGAGACTGTCGAGTCGCTCGAGGCCATCCGCTTCGCGCTCGAGGCGCTCGTGCGCAACATGGGGCAAGCGTACCCCGACGTGAGCGGCCGTTTGCGCGTCGCGATCGACGCCATCTCGGCGAGTCTTACGCTCGCGACGATCACCACAGTTGGAACGGTCACGACCGTTACGACGGTCGGAACGGTGACCAACCAAGCACAGGTCGGCGGCGTCTCCGCGAATCAACAGGTCCCTGCGCTGACCTTAATCGCTGCCGAGTCCCTTCGGCGGAACATCTCGGTGACCTGACATGGCGACCACGAACGGCAACCGGAAGATCCTCGACCTCAAGCGCTGGGAGATGTGCTCCCCCGCACCGGCCGCGTCCGTCGCTGGCGCTCTCATCGCAAGCTCGCGGCACTACAGGCAGCAGCAGCTCTACGTCGTGAGCACCACGGCGGCCTACCTCTATCGTCCAGACGAGGATGGCTGGGTGCAGGTCCCGTCGCCGGCACTCGCGGGCACCTTCGCAGCCGGCGCTTCTTGTGTGGCTACTGCCATCTCGACGGGAGCTACCGTCGCCGCGGCAACGCTTACGGCGACCGCAGGCACGACCACGTCCTTCACAACGAACCAGACGCTTGCTCGTGATCTGCGCGGCTACTCCGTTCGAATCGTAGGCGGACCGAATGCCGGTCAGACGTTCACGATCGCGTCCAACACGATCGGCGCCAACGCGGTCATCACCACCGTGGAGACCGCGGGTGTTGCGTTCTCCGCGTCCACCGTCTATCAGCTGCTCACTCCGCGCTGGTACCTGCTCGGGTCGGGCACGCTCGCGAGCGGCTCCTTCAAGGTCTACGACTTCGCGACGAACACGTGGACCACGCTCGTCAACACGGGCCTGCCCGCGACGATTGCTACCGACGGTCGTCTGATCGCGACACCCTCGATGGTGGATGGTGAGACCGTCGCCTTCGCCACGGGCACCGCTACGGCGGGCGCTGGCTCGACAATCACCAATGGCGCAAAGGCCTGGACCACGAACCAGTGGACGAATTACCAGATTCGCATCACGGGCGGCACCGGCGCCGGGCAGATCCGCACCATCGCCAGCAACACGGGCACCGTCATCACTGTCTCGGCAGCCTGGGCAACGAACCCCGACGCGACGAGCACATACGAGATCACGGGTAACGACGACTTCCTTTACTACATCGGCAATAACGCCGTGACCATGTACCGCTACTCGATCAGCGGTAACTCGTGGAGCACGCTTTCACCCGGCGTCGCACGCTCCGCCGCCCCCGCCGCTGGTGCTTCGGGGCACTGGTTCTGGGATGCCGACGAGCCCGAATGGACGAACGAGAATGCGATCCAAAACGGTCGTTACATCTACTCCGTTCGCGGCGGCGCTTCGACGGCCATCGATCGCTACGACATCGCGGCCAACTCGTGGTCGGTAGTTACCTACGCACCCGCGACGGATACCTTCACGACCGGCACGAAGTACGTGCTCGTGGAGGGCAATCTCTACATCCAGAAGGACGCGACGGGCCGATGGTTCAGGTACCACATCCCCACGAATGAGATCGACGGGTGGGGCACGTGCCTCTACCCGAACGGCGCCGCCATCGTGGGCGACACCGCATTCGATGCCTTCTACAAAGATGGCGCCACCACCATCCGATACGTCTACATGCTCTTGAACACGAGCACGGTGATGCTCAGGCAGATGATCATCTAAGCGCCATGCTGCTACTCCTGCTTCGCTCATATGGCGCAGGAGCGACCCTTGCCACGCCCGCATCAATCGCGAGCGAGTACGCCAGTGGGGCGCCGTCGGTCACGCCGGGCCCCGCCCCCGTCGCTCCCGTAGGAGCAGCGAGCGCGCAGGCCTTTGGCGTCAGCTTGCTCACGTTGTACGCGAGGCCGGCCGGCCTCGCATCGGCCTTCGCGGCGGGGGCGCTGACGGTCATCCCAGCAGGGGCTTCGATCTCTCCGGCTGGGCTCGCTTCTACCTACGCCAGTGGTGCCGCGACTGTCGCGCCTGGCCCAGTTACCCTTCTTCCAACAGCGATCGTAAGCGCGCAAGCCTTTGGCGCGGTAACGCTCAGGCTCCGTGTAGCCCCAGCAGCTATCACGAGCAGCTTCGCGAGCGGGCTCCCCGCGCTCCGACTGTTGATCACTCCCGGCGCTATCGCCTCCGCCGGAGCTGTTGGTCAGCCACGCCTTGCGCACTTCGCGTACCCAACGGCGCTCGTTAGCGCATACGGCTCTGGAGCTGCGCAAGTGCAGCCAGGCGCAGTAGCTACATCTCCGAACGGTATTGGCAGCGGCTATCTCTCCGGCACGCAGCGAATGGTTTGCCGCGTAGCGCCAAGCGGAGCTGCTTCGAGCGAGGCGCACGGAGCCCCGCGCGTCGGATTGCGCGTGCTCACGGTTGGTATCGGAGGAGTGTTTGCCTTCGGTGTCAGCACGCTTGGTGTGCGCGTTCTCGCGCCAGGTGTTGCTACCGCCTACGCAAGCGGAGCGGCCCGGACGATCCGCCAACTGATCCCAACCGCTATCCCGAGCGCTGGCGTCGTCGGGGTCCACCTAGTGCGCTTCCGCGTGGTCTTCGTGACGCCGTCAACGATCGCCACCGCGGAAGCTTTTGGAGCCGTTCACTTCCAGCTCAGTTTCCCGCTCTACCCAACGGGGGTAGCCTCGAGCGAGAACGTCGGCGACTCGGCTGTTACTACTGGCCAGATCTTGCGGCCAGCGGGGGTCGCCTCCAATGCTACTTGCGGAACCGTAATTGTTGCCGCGTGGCCGCTTCTCCAGGCGGGTAGTGTTGAGGGTGTGTACCCCCGTGGGCCGCTCAATCCTACCGGCATGCTAGAGTGAGCAGCAATGGCAGCCCTCGCCCGCTCGCAGTCGTCGTCACCGACGAATCCGGCCCTGGACCTGTTCACCCAAGTGAGCGGCGTTCTCACGGACGTCGACTCGGTCACGTTCCAGGTCTTCGACAAGTCCACCGGCACGGCCGTGCAGGTGTACCCGACTACGCCAGGGAACAAGCAAGCCGTCAACGTCGATGACGACGTGCCGACCGGTGATCGCCTTGGACTTGGGCACTACCTCGCGCGCTGGACCGTGCCGTCGAATGAGAACCTCGGCACCCACTACGTCAAGTGGTTCATCAAGCTCACGCCGAGTAGCCCCGAACAGGTCTACCTCGAAGAATTCGAAGTTCTCGCCGAGGTTGTCGGCGCGAGCGATCTAAACTCGAATTACCTTCTCGTCGCTGACCTGCGCGAAGAGGGCTACTTCGACACGACGCGCTACCCGGACTCGCTCTTGCAGAAGAAGATCGCGTTCGCCTCGCGGCTCATCGAGACCGCGACCAAGCGCTTCTTCTACCCGAAGCAACTGACGGTTACGATCGACGGTCGAGGCGGCCCCACGCTGCTCTTCTCCGACCCCATCATCTCGATCGAATATGTGCGCCCGCTCTCGCTCGAGTTCACGCAGAGCGAGCTGCCCTACTTCGAGACGAACGAGTATCGTGTCTACAACCGGCACATCACGCAGAACCTCACCGAGCCCGACGACCGCGACAACCCGAAGATCGAGATGGCACGGGAGTCCTGGTGGCGGTACTCAAACGGAACGCGCCAGACCTTCGCGCGGGGACCGCAGAACGTAGAGGTCAAAGGTTGGTTCGGGTACACGGACTACAACGGCACGGCGAAGGGCCAGACGCCTGAGCTGATCAAGTACGCAGCCAAGCTCATCGTGCGCAAGTACCTGCTCAGGGTCTCTTCTGGTGGGGGGCCCGGAGCTGACCGCGTGGTCTCGGAGACTACACGCGATCAATCCGTGTCCTACTCCGCCCCACGCGTTGGTGGGCTCATCACGTCGGATCCGGAGATCGATCAGCTCCTCGCGAACTACTACCGGCCGCCGGGCCTCGGAGCTGTGTGAGCCATGGGCTACCGAGGGCGTTTGATCTTCCCCTTCGAGGTTGAGCTTTGGAGGCTCGACACGATTGGCACTGCAGCAGACCCTGATGAGGGAGGCCCACTAACTTCCGGTGTAGACCCCGACTTCCGCGAGCCGATAATGCTGCCACGCGTGGGGCGTGACGCGCTCCTAAACCGCAGGGAGCTTGCTCCGATCATACTGCCGTGCCAGGTTGAAGAAGAAACGGAGGATGAGCAGATGCAGCGCGCAGCAGGCGACGACCCAGCAACGCTCATGCGCTTCGTATTCCACTTCCAGGATCTTGAAGACCTCGACCTTGTTGACCAGGACGGCAAGGCAATGCTCAACAAGAACGATCGCGTGACCGCGATCTTTCTGCGCCAGGATGGAAGCCTAGTTCAACGCTTTGATGATGTGAACGACGGTAGCGGCGGCCTCTTTTGTACCGCCGTCGAACCGCGATCCTTTGGGCTTGGTGGTCTTCAACGGAATCTGCTCGTAGCTACGTTCAAGCGTCGGGGCAAGACGCCGTGAGCCTCATAGAGCTGAAGGTGGGCAAGGGCTGGGAGAGCTATCTCCGCGTAGCGCAGCGTAAGGTCGCCGGCGTAACCGAGCGTCTGCGCCCGGCCATCTCCGTGACGCTACGGCGTGAAGCAGAGATCATGGCCGGTGCTATGCGAGAACGCTTCGACAAGGTACGCCCCGCCAACTCGCGCATCACGAAGTTCCTCAAGGGCAGCTCCAAGCCGCTCGTCGGAGAGACCGGCGATCTGCGCAACGCTATCGGCGTTGTCGACGTAGACGAGACGACCTTCTATATCGGCATCCCTGAAGACGTGGACGAAGCCAAGCTCGCCATGATCCATGAGAAGGGGCTCACGATCGTCCAGCACATGACCGACAAGCAGCGCAAGTTCCTACACGCTGTGCTGCCAAAGCAGACCAAACGCGAACAGCTCGTGAGCCAGGGCAAGCGCAAGCTCCGCGAGGAGTCAGGGCAGCAAAGCACGGGGATCATCGTCATTCACATCCCCGCGCGGCCATTCATCGAGCCGACGTTCCGCTCGCAGATGCGGCTCTCCAACAAGCGCTTCTCCGAGGCGCTCCTTTCTGAGTTAGGCCTATGAGCACCCCCACCATCAGCGCCGTCACACCCACCGCCGGCCCCACCCGCGGTCGCCGCCTTTGCAAGATCGTCGGCACCAACTTCAGTCTCCAGCCGACACCGCAAGCGCAAGGGCGGACGAGCGGCACGATCAAGCCATCGGTGCAGGTGCTCTTTGGAACGGACGAAGCCGCTGAAGTGCACGTGCTTTCCCCCACGTTGCTCCACGTCATCACGCCTCCTCACGATGCGGGCACGTTCAGTATCACGGTTCGCAACGTGGATCAGGACGGTGTCCTGATCGGCAGTGAGAGTGTGACCAAGCCGAACGCGTACACGTTCGAGCGCCCCGACTTCAACCGGCTGGGCGCAAACGAATCGATCCTCGTGCGAGTCACGCGCACGTTGATGCGCGAGTTGAAGCGCCAGCTCCTCGGGAACGTCGTGCTCACGGTGCACACGGACTTCGACGACGACACGGGAGACGGCGCCAACGTGGCCATGCTCGCGTCCGTCCCCGGTGTCGTGATGGCAGGCCCCACGATGCGCGAGAACAAGATGCTCCGCACCAGCGAAGACCGCGAAGAGACGGTTGCCTCGCAGACGTATCACAAGCGCCCGGCACGCACGGTCGATCTCGTGTTCGCGATCATCGGTGTGCACGACGTCATGCAGCCCACGCTCAACTTCATGCAGGAGACGGTGGGCTTCTTCGAAGGGAACAAGCATCTACGCGTTCTGCAAGATCCGACCGTGCCAAACGAATACGTCGAGTTCGAGATGCAGATCGACGAGGACTTCAAGGTGCTCGAGCAGACGGATGCGCAAGCGCAGAAGAACATCCACTCGTTCCAGGGCACCATTTCGGTTCTCGGCATTGACCTCGACGACGACGACATGGCAAGCCGCGCGCTCTTCGACATCCTCGACGTGACCCCGACGGGGAGCGTTATGCCGAGCCAAGGTGTGATATTCACTGGTGAGCCTGGAACGACACCGGCATCGCCTGTCCCCGCCAACCCGCCCGCTCAGGTCGGCAACACGGGGCCCTTCGAGCAATTCATCCCCGAGGAAGACTGAGGCGCAGACATGAAGCTGAAAAACATCACCAAGACGGTCCAAGAGATCAACATCCCCTGCCTGGCACCGGAGTGCGGAAAGGGTTGCTTCTGCGTCGACATCGTCACGCCGCTGGTCGAACAGCTGGAAGACGGCACCCGCGGAAGCAGAATTCTCGAGCGCCGACTGGCCGGAAACATCACGATTCGCCCCGGTTTGACCACCGAAGATCTGCCGGACTGGGTCTGCGACACCCCCACCGTGAAGCGAGCCCTTCTCGACAAGCGCGTCCGTCTGGTAGAGTAAGACCCGTCACCACTCCTCCGCTCGATGCCCGCACCATCTGCGCAGGAAGCCTGAAGCCCACCCGGAGCACCCGTAATGAGTCAGCAGCTTCTCGCATCCAAGATCGTCATCGTAGAGGAGGAGCCGAAGGTTCGAGCCATCGCCGGCGTTACGACGTCAGTGACTGGCTTCCTCGGCATCACGGAGAAAGGCCCCGTCGGGGTCGCCACGCTCGTGACGAGCCCGGCTGAGTACGACCGCATCTTTGGCGGCTACGTAGCAGACGGCTTCGTGAAGCAGGCGACCGACGGCTTCTTCTCCAACGGCGGCTCGCAAGCGTGGATCGTGCGGACGACACACTACACGGACGCGACCGATCCAACGACCCGCACCTCTGCTACTGCGCAGGTGATGCTCCAGACCGGCGCCGTGTCCGCCGTTGGCGGTAGCGTGCTCGGCTCCGTGGACGGGCCGTTCAATCTCGAGCCGGCGGACACACTGGTCATCGACACGGACGCGATCACGCCCACGACGGCGACCTTCAACGCCACTGCCGCAGCCCGCGAGTCTGGCGTCGGCACGTATAACATCCCCAACGGCAACACGCTCACGGTCAAGATCGACCGCGGCAGCGTGCAGACGCTCACCTTCGCCACGGGTGAAGCGAGCAACATGGCGGCCTGGACGGTCGCCGAGCTTGCCGCTGCGATCAACGCAAAGATCACCGGCGCCAAGGCCTCCATCACGAGTGGCGGCACGAAGGTTACGATCACTAGTGACCTCCGCGGCACTGGCTCCTACGTCGAGGTGACCGGCGGCACGGCCAACGCTGCCGCCGCCTTCGGCACGGCCGAGGTTCAGGGCACCGGCAACGTGTCGAACATCGATGCCGTCACACCAGCCGAAGTGAAGACGGTCGTGGAAGCCGCCGTCACCGGCGTCACCGTCACCGCAGTTGGAAGCAAGGTCAAGGTCACCCGCAACGCCACCGGCACCGGCGCCACCGTGCAGGTCGACGCGTCCTCGACCGCCGATGGCATCCTCGGCTTCGACAACGCCGTCCACACGGGCTCCACCGGCGCTGCTGTCAACACCCTCCTCGTCAAGGGCAAGTGGGACGGCACATACGCACACCAGCACAAGGCGAAGATCATGACCGCGACGAGCAGTGAGGCCGCGCGCTTCAACTTCGTCGTGCTCAAGAACGGCCTCACGGTCGAGACCTTCCCGAACGTCACGATGGACCCGACCGATCCTCGCTACGTCGAGACGATCGTGAACCACGCTACGACGGGCTCCAAGTACCTCGCCGTCGAAGACCAGTCGGCTGGCACGGGCTCGGCCACCACCGACCGTCCCGTCAACGTCACCAGCGCCTTCCTCTCCGGAGGCAACGACGGGCTCACGTCCCTCGCCGACGTGGACTTCACCGGCGCCGACGGTGCAAACGGCAAGACGGGTATGCGCGCTTTCGACCTCGTCGAGGATCTAAACATCCTCACGGTGCCGGGCCGCGCGACTGCGGCTGTTCACAACGCCATGCTGACCTACTGCGAGGTCACGCGCGCCATGTCCTGCTTCGCGGTCCTCGACCCACCCGCCGGTGAGACGGCTGCGTCGGTCATCACCTACTTCGAGAGCACGGCAGCCGTGCTCGGCATCTCCGAGTTCGGTGCTGCCTACTGGCCTCGTGTTCGTGTCCTCAACCCGAACAAGGCCGTCTTCGGCAACGACAACGACATCGTGGTGCCGCCCTCGGGCCACATCGCTGGCGTCTACGCGCGCCGCGACGGTGCGAAGCCGGGCGGTGTCTACGACCCGCCGGCGGGCGTCGAGGACGGTGTCCTCTTCGGCGTCATCGGGTACGAGACCAACGAGGTGCTCGAGGAAGCGAAGCGTGACCTCATCGCGCCTAAGCACATCAACCCGCTGTCAGCGCTCACGGGCTTGCCGCGGCACATCGACGGCACGGACTGCCTCAAGGCTGACGGCAACTTCCCGTCCGTCTCCGAGCGCCGCGGAGCGATCTTCATCGAGCAATCGATCAAGCGCGGTCTCCAGTTCGCACGGCACAAGAAGAACACGCCGCGTCTGCGCAGCACGGTCTCTCGTTCCTGCGAGAGCTTCCTCCGCGTGCAGATGAAGAACGGCGCGTTCCGTTCTGACAATCCGGAGACGGCGTACTTCGTCGACTTCGGCGACGATCTGAACCCGCCGTCTGTGCAGTTCGCCAACCAGCTCCTCGGGCGCATCGGTCTCGCCACGGCGAAGCCGGTCAAGTGGGTCGTCGTCAACTTCTCGCAGGATACGCGAGCCCTCGAAGAGGAGTTGGCGGGCTAAGCGCCTGGCCAATAGGAGATCTAGAACATGCCTACCAAACTCGGCAAGCCGCGTAGCTTTCACAAGAAGTTCAAGTTCACGGTCGACGTTGACGGGTTCGACGTCAGCGCGTGGACAAAGTGCTCCGAGCTCTCGGCGGAGCTGGCGAAGATCGAGCAATGGGAGGGCGGCTCGATCATCGCTCGCAAGGAGCCCGGCCGCCTGACCTTCACCGACCTCACCCTCGAGCGCGGCGCGACGTCCGACGAGAGCTGCTTCACGTGGTTCAAGGACACGGCGAACGCTGCCGCCAACAGCGGTGACGTGGACGATGAGTACAAGCG